GCGGCTGTTCAGCCAGAAGGAAGGCATCGAGGTAAGTTGTGGAGCCGTCACGAGGAGCAGCGGACCTGGGCTCGTGGAATACCTCACTCACGACGGGCCTCTCGACCCGACCCACGTCGGGATCGATTGGGCAGAGGGCTTCGAGCCCCCCGAGGTCGCCGCGGCCATAGCAGACCCGTCCCTGTTCGTCCTCCCCGGCGAGGACCCGGAGGACTGCCGCGGCTGCCCCGACGTCGGCTCCTGCGACAATGAGGCTGTCCCCCTGTGCCAGGTCGACGACGAGGAGGATCGATGAAGGAAGAGCTCTGCATCGAATGCGGCGAGCCTACTGGCCGCGCAGGCAGACACGACGACTCGCTCTACTGTGGGTGGTGTGGCGCTGGACCGTTCTGCGAGGAGTGCCTGGATGCCCACGAGGTGTTCTGCGACGCCAAGGACTCACCCTAGACAACCCCTGCACCGACAGGGCCGCGTGGCCCGTAGCCCCCCACCAGCGCCGTTGACTGCGACGACGGCCCCGGATGCTCCCACCCCAAGCTACCAGGCCACACAGCGCCTCCTACCCCCTCACGCATCTGCGTCCCTGGCCCGGGACGTGCAAGCCCGCGCACGTAGCACCGGCTGTCTGCAAATTCAACGTGAAATATTCCAAGGATGATAACCGAGGAGGTCCGCGCTCAGCAGCGGATCATGCTCCCTCTTCGTCCTTCCATTCGGGGTGGGCATGGGCATTGACTTCGGCAAGGCCCTCCTGGGCCAGGGTCGTGTCCCCCGCGTCGTCCTCATGCAGAGCACTCCGCAGCGAGTCGATGACCATCGAGCCCTGCCACACTTGCATCCCGGCCTCTTCGATGTTCTGTGGCACACGCATTGTCTCGAAGAACGCCAGCGCCCTCTGCGCAGCCCGTCGCAATATCTCGATCTGTCGACAACTCCACCTCCTGTGCGCCTCTTCTTTCTTGCCTGGTTCCATATACGTGCCGCACATGAAATAATTGGCGTCGGGAATGGACTGCAATTGTCCAATGCTCTTTTCGTAGACGTTCACGCGCGGTGCCCCGCAGAACGGGCAAGGTTCACGGGCGGCCAGAAGTTCCTCGTCGGTCATCCGGTGCATCAAGCACCTCCCTCCTCGTCCTCGTGCAGGGTGCGCAGTCGCTGCACCTCCGCTGCCGCGTCCCCGCAAGCCTCCTCCGCTGTCTCCAACTCCGCACCCAGCCGATCCACCTCACCCAGCAACAAGTGGACCGCCTCAATGTGCTTCGCCACCTTGAACATACCAGCGTGCGCTCCGCCCCACAGCTTCCGGATCTCGGCGACCGTCAACGGCTTATCCATCATCCCCCTCCCCGCCATAGTTTGGTGACACCGCTTCCACTGTGCGGAGGCCGCGGCACGAATTCGAACGACATTGGTCCGCTGGGCTGGTATCCGCCCTCGACGCGTACACCGGGGACGCTGGCACTCATGCCGTCCACCGGCGTCCACCGCTTCCCGTCGAAGTAGTAGGGCCCCTTGCCTCTCGGGTTCCTGGTACTCCGACGCAATTGGCGCATCACACCAGTGGCCGCAACGGACACCATGCACCCCAAGCCCATCACCGGCAGATACTCCACCGGCACCACGAACCACATCCCGATCCCAAGCACCAGGGCCACCACGACGGCCAGGATGGCGAGCACCAACTTCGCTTTACTTCGCATCACCCACCTCCCGTCTCGTCATGGATAGCGATCGCCTTCCGCAGTGCGCCCATGTTGATCACCTGGACCACATTGCCAGGCTTCACCTCGATTGCAGGCATACCGAGACGCGTGATCACCTTCCCGTCCTCAAACTCAGTCACCAGCGCTATCTCCACTTCGTCTGGATAGCCAGGGTGCTCCGCCGCGAACTCCCGGAGGACCTTCTCCTCCGCATCGTTGATGGCCTTCTTTGTCGCCTGGAAGCACATGTCGACAGTCAGAGATGGGGGAAGCCTCACCTGGACCCAGATTATGAACTCATGGTTCGGTCCACCACCGGTGCAGACCTCCCACAGCGCCCACCGAGGGTTCAGGTCCTGCGCTCTCGCTTTGGTGATAACTTCGGCGCCAGGGTCCTCCCGGCTCCCTCGATACTGCATGGCCTCCTCCTCGCTGTTTCCTCGTCAACCTCCTCCACCTCTACCGTCCCCGATTCCCCCTGTCAACTACTTTCGACGATCCGTCGCACTGGCCCAGGCGACCAGCCCCCGAACCTCACTGCCTCTTTCCCTCCTCGACTTGCTTCCCCCGCCGACCGTAGCTACGCTTCACCACAGGAACCATAACTACTAGATTTCACAGGAGGAGACCACATGACTGCACTCTACGCCTACAAGATCAAGGTCAGGCATGGACAGCTCCAGGACGACGACAAGCGGATAGTCGTCCTCCGACGCCTCAAGAAGGCTGGCTGCCTCCACCACCTCGACGACACCGAGTTGCATGTCGTCTGGTTCCCGCACTGCCAGCTCAACCACGATGATGTCGCCATTTGGATAGACCTCCTCGGGATGCTGATCGTCGACCGCCGGGACTGCTGCGAGCTGTTTGGATGAGCGATCCCACCCTCAGCCACACCCACTCTCCATATTCGTCGATCATTCTACGATCATTCGTCGAACGTTCGTCGATCAATCGTCGAGCCACCCACGCAACCCCCCGATATCACAACACTCCCACCACGCCACCACGCCCCCTCCAACCACCGCCGCACCCCCAAAGCCCTCGCGCATCACGCGAGCGTCACGCACGCGCATCACACGCGCATCCTAGAATCTAACTCTTATGCTAAAGGGTTTCTAATATATGTCTCCCATCTTATATTCTACTTCTCTTATGACTGACTTATGACTGCTATCTCTAATACTACGCTCTGTCTTAAAACTGAATTAAACCCATGACGCGGACGCGAGCGAGCACACGCACGCACGCACGAGCCCACGCACACACGCGACGCGAGAATCAAACCACCAACTCACTGCCGAACCACCACCCTCACACCCAACTACAAACACCGCAGCCGGACATAGCAAAGGGGAACCACAGGGGACCGGAACAACAACCCCACACCACTGTCAGCCAGCTAAATCCCACGGCAAACGCGACCCCCGCACGCGGCGCGCGTCCACGTGCACGCGCGCCGTCTCCCCTCACTCTAACTATGACTCCCCTCAGTATCTCTGAATCTACCAAGGACCCCTTCCTAGAATACAACCACCCCAGATCGAACACTACCACCACAGAACCCTTGACATCCAGCAACCCTGCTCTGTATTATCCTGCCATGACCCTTGGATACAACTACCGGACCTCCCCTCTCCCAGCTTCTCTACCACCAGGCCCAGCATACAATAACTCCCAGCTCGATAACCACCGAGCCACAACATGCAACGCGCCGAACCCCACTGCTCAACCACAACTCCCCTCCATCCGGAAACAACGTACACACTCCAGTTATAACCATGAAGCCTACTGATTCAACTACCCCCGATAGAGTGCGTAGTAATAGAAGAATGCAACCACCAGGAGTGGAGAAGACTCAGCAGAGAAGAGGAGCAGTTACTAGAGAGTTGTATGAGAGGATGTTTCAAATCTACGTGCGCGACCCGTCGATCTCGCGGGTTCAAGAGACATGCGGCGTCGCCTATCAGACAGCGAAAAAAGCAGTGGAGGAGGGCTGGCCGGAGCGGGGCTTCGAAGCGATCCGAGACCGCTTCGCCAGGGTTGCCATGGAGGCCCAGCGGCGTGAGGAGAACGATCCTCGGACGGTCATCGGTGAGAACCTCGCGCTGATCCGCACCGTCAAGGGCCGGCTCCGGGATGCAGCGAAGGCCACCGGCGTGAAGAGCGGGGATCTGATCCGGATCACCGACTCGCTGGACAAGGTCCTGACCCGGGAGCACGTCCTGCTCCAGGCGGCCATTGACGCGGGGATGGAGGGCGGCGGTGGAGTCGAGGACCAGATCGCCACCCTGGACGACGCAGCCCTGGAGGGCCTGGCCATGCGTGGGGAGCTCCCCCCGGAGTTGGTCTCGTTCATGGCGCCGGGGTACGTTCCGGAGCGAGACCCCAACAGCCACCTCTTCGTCGCCCCGGACGACAGCGATGGACCGCCCGCTATTGAACCGCCCCCCATCGCCGAAGATATCCCTGATCTCCTGGCAGCCCCCTCGGATCCCCCGGCCCCTGCCCCACAGCCTGCCCGTGTGCCCACCGAGGCCCCGACCAAGACGGACGGGGCCCTGGACCTCGAAAGCCTTTCTGAGCGCATCATGAGCGACTCGACGAAGGGGAAAAAGGGGGCTGGACAGGCAACAACCACACAAGAAAACAAGCGGTTCTAATAGATGAATATCCCCCCAGGACAAAACGGAACCACCTAACTAGCTGATTTCTTTACCATTCCGAAACGAGTTGACATAGTAGCACTTATCGGACAAACGGAGTCGCCCCTCGTTTGATAGCCGCTCCATGTTTGTGGTATCCTCCAGATGTTGACATGGACAGGGGGTCAGCGATGAGGATGGACACACGCTGTATTGACGTTGGCGACAGAGAGAAGCCAACCAAAGCACTGCGGCGCACAACCAAAGAGAAGTCGGCGCTTAGGATTGCTGCGTTAGATCAGTACGGGGAGGTGTGCGAAGTTTGCGGTTACTCCTTCCCGTGCCTTGAGAGGCTTTTGGTAAACACCAGCCGACCCCCTATGGCTGTTCATCACATTTGGCATTACTCCAAGGGCGGACCTAACGACATCTCGAACGTGGCGGTGCTTTGCCCGAATTGCCATGCTCTAGCTCACGTCATATGGCCGGAAAAGAGCAGTGAGGAGGGGTCCTTGACTAGAGGGCTACGTCGTGACGAGTTCGTGAAAACAATGAAAGGGGCACGGTTTGGAGGTGAGGCGGTTCGACAACTACCGCTTTGCTGGGGAGACAAGCACGGACATAGGCTAAACAGCAGCGTTACGAACTTCCAGGACTTCTTGGTTGAGGCGTGGGACGCCATGCACGGCGATACCACCCAGGGGGAGGGGTAGTGCTGTGTGCTTCTCAACGCAAACGTCCCCAACTTTTGACCGGGGGGGGGGACCTCCGGCACCGAACCCCGACCCTGACCCGTCCCCGTCGCAGTCCCCGTCGTCTCCGTCGCAGAGCGGGGCCGCATGGGGGGCGCACCATCCACAGAACCTCCGTCGCAGTCCTCGTCGCACTCACCGTAGAAACTTGACCCGGGGGGAGGGGGTGAGCCTGGCCCCGGTGGTCTCTTGCCCCGGGTCCGCCGGGCCCGCCGCGCCGCCCCCAGTCCGCCGTACCCCTCTGCTGTGCCTGTGAAGATTTCAGCGCGGCCCCCCCCTGAATTGGCCTGCCAGCACCGCCGATTCTGAGGTCGGAATAATGATAGCAGTGGTCCAGTAGAGGGGGGGCACCGGGGGTCAAAAAACCGGGCGATATGGCCCCGGTTAGCCGTAACCCACCCCCCTCCAACCCCCGCGAAAAAATCCCACTTTTTGAACTCGCCCCCCCCACCCGACCCCGACCCAACCGCCCGACCCATCGCGCCCCATCGCGCCTCTCGTGCAGTGGTCGAGTGTTGGTGCTGGTCCGGTGGTGGAGGAAGATGGAGTTGCGTGTGGTCGGCTGAGATGGTAGTTGGTGAGCAGATTGAGCGAGGAGGTGTTGTGTGGCCGAGGTAGCGTTCATGCCGATTTCGACATGGGATCCATGGTTCGTGAAGGCGATTCGAGAGCACTACACAGAGAGCGCTGGTGCTCCTCCCGGGAAGAAGCAGGCGTGGAGGATCCACGAGGACGGCATCGTGGTCGGGTGGATTGGTCTCGGCGAGCCAGCCTACGCTTTGTCTCCTCGGCGTCGTCTTGGGATCGCTGACATCCGTCCGTTGCCTCAGACTGTGTGCTGCTTCATTTACCGAGTCGTGGTCCCCCGCTCGCAGCGTGTGTTGTCGAGTGGAGATCTACTCCGTCTGTGGCATGGGCCTGCTGCTGCCGATTGGTCTCGTCGTTACGGCTGGGAGCCTGTGCACTGGGAGACGATGGTGTCGCAGGGCGATGCGAAGAATCTCGGTGCGTGCTTCAAGCGGGCTGGGTACCGCAGTCTGGGGTGGACGACTGGGCGCGGGGCGCGTCGTCCGGCAGGGCACTCTCGTGGTCCCCGGGTGTGGGGCGACACTGAGAAGCGGCTGGTGCTCTACCGTGGTCCGCTTGCGAGGCTCCCGTAGTCCCCCCGTCGTCTTCTCTCTTGACAACGCTTCTCGCCTTGGTCTACATTGCTGGCCATGAAGGTCACGAACCACATTCTCCTCCCCGGTCACACGACACCGATGGTGCCAGGCAGTTGGCCTGGCGAGCGTTGGTCTGTTCTGTGACAACCTGATCTCGATTCACTCAGACAATTAGGCCTCGGTAGCTCATTCGGTAGAGCGGCTGTTTTGTAATCAGCGGGTGGGGGGTTCGAATCCCTTCCGGGGCTCTGGAGTTCTGACAGCATGGGCCGATAGTTCAGCGGCAGAACAGCGGTCTCCAAAACCGCAGACCCGGGTTCGATTCCCGGTCGGCTTGCTTCGGGGTGTAGCGCAGCCTGGTAGCGCGCCTGGTTTGGGACCAGGACGTCGTCGGTTCGAATCCGGCCACCCCGACTACCACCTCCGCAGTCTCCCATCTCATGACCCTCTTGCGCAGCGATCCACGCTGGTGGTAGAGTGTGCGTCGTGGAGAGGTGAGCGAGGCGGAGTGGTTGAGTCCAGGAGGGGAAGATGCTGCAGGATTTCTTGGTGAACGTTCCGACGACGGCTCCGGTGTCTGGTGATCCCCGGTCGGTGAAGCATCTGCGTGAGAAGCAGGTGGTGTTTCGGATCACCGGCACTGCCTGGGATGTTGACCTGCAGGTGTCGTACGACGGTGGAGATTCGTTCGTGGACTTGGCTTCGAACGTGACAGCGAGCACCGAGGTGTCGCTGGTGGACGGGAACGGGTGGCCGTTGCTGGCGACGCACGTTCGAGTGGTGACGAATGCCGGCGGCGTGCCGGGTGATCCGGTGGCGGAGCCGTGCGTGGCGATGTTGTGGGGGTACCGGGATCTGGGGTAGACGTGGGCTGTTGTGCCCCGGTGCTGGCTGCGGCCTGGCGCGGGGCCGAGCCCCCTGTCCCTGCCCCCTCCTGAGTCGTTGAGAGGTTGGCGATGATCAATGAGACAAGAACCCTAAGAACCCTGGATGAGACGATCGGATTTCTGAACGAGCTGCTGGCGTTGGACGTTGACGCGGTGAGTGCGCTGATGTGCAACGCCCGGGTGCCGTGTGGGGATGCGCTGGCTAATCATCCGACGGTGCAGGTTGGGCTGCAGCCTGGGACGACGAAGGATGACGGGCTGTGCGATGTCGGTCTGCTCGGCGTGCTGAACGGTTTGTTCGGGACCTTGGAAGGCGGTCGGTTCGACGGGTGGGGTCCGCTGTGTGCTGACGTGGATCCTGTTTGTCCGCACTGTGGCATGGGGAGGGATGAACTCGCTGCCGGTGGCTGGAAGCCCGGGGATGAGCATTGCCCCATGTGCTGCAAGGCCCTGGCGGAACCGGTTGTCCTGGGCTGGCGTGTGCTTCGGTTCCGGAGGACGGGCTGATGGGAGCTGAGTGTGCCATGGCCATCGTGGCCAGCGCTGCAGTTTTTGTGTTGGTGTGGTGCGGGCTGGCTGTGAGCGGCCGGTGCTCGGACGACGAGCGGAGCGAGGGCTGAGATGAGCGGAGCCGGCGTGAAGAAGAGGCCTGGTAGACATGGTCGTGCCGTGAAGACGGAGGTCGACGCCCGGACTACCGACGCCCCGGATCTGACTGGCGACGAGTGGCTTGACGGCGGGACTGCGCTGCAGGTGATGAAGGCGACGAGCGCCGGTGTTTCCCTCGAGGACTCACAGATGTGGGGGGCTGGGGCCCTGGGCGAGGACGGCTGGAGCACGAAGGGATTCGTTCGTCCTCCGATGCCGATGGACGGGCTGTGGATCACGTACATCAACTCGAATGTGCTGCGGCAGTGTGCGCGGGCTTACTTCGCTACGGTGGATGCGTTCGGCGCGGTGGTGGAGCCGATCTTGAATCCGGAGGCCGAGGACTTCGAAGCGAAGCTGGCTGCGCTGGTGTTCGAGGAGCGGGTGTACCTGTTCGAGCAGGGGAAGTCGAAGAAAGATCCCGTGTGGCCCGAGGGTGCCGACCTCGAGAAGCAGAAGAGCGAGTACATGGCCCGGCTGCGGCAGGAGATGGCTGGCTGTCGGGTGTGGGCGAAGACCGTGGTGGACGATGGCCGTAGCCTGGTGTACCTGCGGAGCCGGATTCGTGACGAGTGGGTGGGGTTGGGGAACGCTGCGATCGAAGTGATGCGTGACCTGAACGACAAGCCCTCCCGGTTCGCCTGGGTGTCGATGTTGCGCCTGGCGCCGACGAAGCAGGACGAGGAGCCGATCGAGGTGGCGGAGAAGCTTCGGGTGGGATTGAACATCCTGACCCGGAAGGTTTGGCGTCGGTTCCGGAAGTGGGCGCAGGTGCTGGAGAGCGGGAAGGAGGTCTGGTTCAAGGAGTACGGTGACCCTCGGATCATGAGTCGGCGGACGGGGGAGTACTTCAGGGACGAGCAGGCATGGGAGAAGCATCTTGCCGACAACCAGTCGGACGATGCGGATGCGGCAGCCGACCAGGAGGCGACGGAGATCTACCACTTCCTCGTCCCGGACAGCCGGAGCGTGTGGGGCATGCCGATGTGGTACGGGGCGATCCGGTCAGTGGCGGGGAGCATCGCCGCTGAAGAGGTCAACCTGGTGTTCTTCGACGGGTCTGCGATCCCTCCCTACGCAATCCTGGTGAACGGCGGGAAGCTGAAGAGCGGGGCTGACACCGTCATTGCCGAGCACTTCAAGAAGCTGCGTGGGCGAAAGAATCGTCACAAGGTGCTGATCCTCGAGGCCCTCCCTCCGAAGTCGAAGGGCGCGGTCAACGCGGGGAGTACCGGGAAGGTGGAGATCGTGTTCGAGCGGCTCTACCAGCAGAGCGAGGCGACGTTCCTCGAGTACGACGAGACGAACCGGGACAAGGCAGCGGAGACCCTGCGAGTGCCGAGGATCCTTCGTGGCGCCGCCGGGGACTACAATAGGGCGACAGCTTCAGCCGCCCTGACGATGTTCGAGAACATGGTGGCGGGTCCGACGAGGGCGGAGTGGGACGACGAGTTCGACGGGTTCCTCCGTGATAGGGAGTACCGGCTGGTGCGGATGCGGAGCCGGAGCCCCATCACCAGGGATCCAGAGACCCAGGCGAAGATCGTGGAGATCCTGTCGAAGGCGGGTGGGCTTGTCCCCGGGGAGGTCCGGGACCAGGCAGCGGACATCCTGAACGCGGAACTGCCCGAGATCGACGAGCCCTGGACGAAGCAACCGATGCTGATGACCCTGGCGGGGATCCAGCCCGGCGGCGCAGGTGCCGGCGAGGGCGGCGAAGGCATTGCAGGTCCTGGTGTCACCGAGGGGACCGACCCGAGCCGGATCAACGAGGCCGTGAATCGGCTGGTGGCCTTTCAGCAGGCGATCGCCGATGCGCAGAAGGGCGGTGTCCAACTCCGCGGCGGCGGCGGGGACGGAGACGACCAGGTCCTCCGGATGGAGATCCCGTGGGCAGAGATGCAGCGCATCGTGCAGCCCGATCCGGAAGCCCCCCCCGACACTGAGCTGTGATGCCACAGCGATCCCCCACCATCCCCGGCCACTTCGAGCCCCTGACCAAGCGACAGAAGCTAGTCAAGCTGGCGATGCTCCGCTTCCTGGCGCAGCGGGAGTTGTTCCGCCGGCGGCTGCGAACTGACCCCAACGCATTCATCGAGTACGCCTTCGAGACCGAGAAGGGCGAGCCGATGAAGCAGGCGTGGTTCCACCTGGAGTGGCAGGACCTCCTGACCCACAACGAGGACTGCATAATCATTGGCCCTCGTGGACATGGGAAAACGAGCCAGATAATTGGACGGATTATCTGGGAGTTGGGGAAGGACCCGAACTTGCGGGTGAAGATCGTCTGCCAGTCGGACAACAAGGCGAAGGAGCGCCTCGTTGAGATCCAGCAGCACATCGAGGGTAATGTGAGGGTGAAGTTCGTCTTCCCCGGGCTGATGGCTGCGGTGAAGGGGGAGTGGTCGAAGCACAAGCTCTTCATCCGGCGGACGATCGTCGCTCGAGATGCGTCGGTGCACGCGCTAGGGGTCCTGAGCACCGCGACCGGCGGGCGGTCGGACCTCAACGTCTACGACGACGTGGTGGACCGGCGGAACGCGATCCTGCAGCCGAAGCAGCGCGAAAATGTGAAGATGGCCTACAAGGGCGACTTCTCGAACCTCCTGCTCCCTGGTGGCCGGACCTGGTACATCGCCACGAAGTGGCACAAGGACGACCTGACCCACGAGCTCCTCCGCAACAAGCGCGGGATCTACGCCATCCGGGAGTACGCGATCAACGAGGCCCTCGATCCAATCTGGCCCGAGGTCTGGTCGCACCTTGCACTGGTGAGGCAGCGGAAGAAGATCGGGAAGGTGGAGTTCGATCGAGGATTCCGGAACATTGCTCTGAGCGGGGACGTGATCGTTATCCAGCCGGAGTGGATCAAGTACCGGCCGTATCGGCACTTCCCCGACGACCTGCACATGATCACCGCGTACGATCTGGCCATCGAGGACAAGACGAGGAGCGACTACTTCGCGTGGTGCATCCTGGGGTGGAGCCCGAGCGAGAAGAAGATCTTCGTGGTCGGGGCTGGGCATGCCAGGCTGACGTTCTACCAGCAGTTCAAACGGGTGATCGGGGACTGGTTGAAGTGGCGGGCCCGGCGGGTGGTCATCGAGACGATCGGGTACCAGAAGGCGCTGGCCCAGGAGTTGGAGCGGGTCACGATGATCCCGGTGTTCGGATTCAAGCCGCAGAAGGACAAGGGGACGAGGCTTCTGGAGGTCTCGCCATACGTCGAGACGGGGAACGTGATCTTCGCCGACCACCTGGACCCGCTGGCGGACAAGGTCACACAGGAGCGCGGAGACCTCGTTTCGGAGCTGACGGAGTTCCCGCTCTACGTGACCGACGACTGCATGGACGCATTCGTGGAGGGCGCCCTCTGCGTGGTCGGCGTCTACGGGGGATCGATCCTCGAGGACGTGCTCCGGGAGTACGACGAGGAGGACGACTTCTGGCATGAATGGGACGACGATGATGGCGCCGAGGTGTCGGTGGCCATCGCGGGGGGGGACGACTGGTGAAATGCTGTAATGAAACCATCGAGATCCGGCCGAGCGCTCGAGCGGTCCTCGTCGAGAAGGCGGATGGGCACTGGGTGTGGGGACCAGGGGGCGTGCGCAAGGTCGCTACCGCGGCAGAGGGCATGCTTCTGCTCGGGGGCGAACGTGTCGCTGTCCAGGGAGAGCGCTTCGTCCTCGTCGAGAATACCCTCGATGGGCCGGTCCTGCACCTTGGCGCGGGGATGCGCAAGGCGGAGCGGATCGTCCGACTCGGATTGAACCCTGTGGACCGAGTCCGTGTCCTTGCCTGCAGCCCGCTGGGGGGCGTGGGTGTGGTGGCGAGCCGGATGGTGCCATGCACCGAGGCAGACCTCCTCGACGCCGGCATGGCCGCACTCGACGAGGTCCTCGAGGCGTTCGGTGCCGGGGCCCCAGTGGAGAAGGCCCCGAAGAAGCCGCTGGACCCGAATGACGCGAAGGACTTTGCGCGGATCGTGCGAGAGCTCACCGCTGAGATCAACGATCCGCTGGAGCGGGAGGAGCGGGCGGTGATGATCCGCGCGCTGGACGGCATGGCGGAGGTGGATTGGCAGGATCTATCTTCCGATGAGCGGGTGGAGCTGCTGGGCACGACGGCCGCCGGCGTGGGGGCAGTGGGCGCTACGGCGGTGACGTCCGCGGGGGTGAAGCGCTCGGTGTTCACGACTGGCGAGTCGGTGGTGCTCGGGACGCGGAAGAGCGTGGGCACGGCACTTGGCATGGATCTGCGGACCTCGATGAATCTGATTGACAGGCGGATCGTGGGGTCGGTCCAGGATCTGGCGGGGCACTACCTGACCGATCGGAAGAGACAACTGCGGGACCGGATGACCAGGGAGGGGCAGCGTGTTGTGACCGCTGCGCTTGCTGACGGGTTGGGATCGAAAGAGGTTGCGCGGCGTCTTGAATCGGTTTGGTTGTCGGACAAGACCTTCGGACGTGGACGGGCCTACGCTGAGTTGTGTGCCCAGGCATGGATGCAGGACTCGCGGAGCTACGGGCAGATCTCGTCGTACAGCGAGGCGGGGATCCAGCGGTACCAGATCGAGGCGGTGCTCGATGAGCAGACGACTGTCATCTGCCAGGAGCTGCACGGGAAGGAGTTCGACGTTGGGACGTCAATGCGCCAGTTCGAGGATCGGTCGGGGTGGGACGATCCCCAGGAGATCAAGCGGGCTGCCCCGTGGGTTCGGCAGAGTGGCGGGGAGATGTTTATCAAGCCACCTGGTGGGGAACGTGTGAGTCTGGGAAGTCGTGGCGAGGATGGAGTCTTCAAGTTTTCGGTCTCTGATCAGGCCATGCAAAACAGCGGGGTTGGCTACCCACCGTTCCATGGCTACTGCCGCACGACTACCGTCCCGGTGATCTGATCGTTGTGATACGAAAACTACAATCTGAAATTCCCTCTTGACATCTGTGTGTTTCGTTCCTGAGAATAGGAGCGAGGTGCTCATGCGGCAAATCGTCCCATCTCTGGTTCGTATCGGCAACGATGACGTGGCCGAATCTCCGAAGGCGCAGCGCTATCTCGATCGGTATGTTTCGGAAGCGATCTTGACCAGCTTCAACGAGCGCCCAATGGCCGGGACGATGACCAGGGCGGAGGTCGTCAGCCGCTTCAATCAGGTCGAAGAGATGGTGAAGATCGCCCGCTTCGACTGCAAGATGAGCCCTTATCGGATTGCTGACCATCTCCTGCACTGGCTGCTATTGTGGCTGGACGAGAACCCCTGGGAGCCGGATCTGCGCCGGAAGGCGTATGGACCACATGTTTTGAGACCGCGCCACGACGAGCTTGTCGGGCCGGATGGAAGACCATTGCACTAGGCTTGAAGCCATCACGGGAGGAAGGCATGAGCGACGAACTCAAGAGCAACGCGGATCTGCTGAAGCGGCTGCTGGCCATGGGCGAGGGCACCCAGACTGGCGACGAGACCAAGATGACCGTCGGCAAGGCCATCGCCGACATCACCGACGCGGTGGCGAAGACCGGCGGCGACAAGGGCAAGCTCGCCGCGGTAGCCAAGGAGAAGGCCCCGATGATCGAGGCCGTGCTCAAGGCCATCGACGCGGGCAAGGGCACCGACGAGGAGATTGCCTTCAAGGTGGCCAAGGCCGAGGGCGCCGCCGGCGGGGACGAGAACCTGACCAAGGCAGAGGAAATCCTCAAGGGCCTGCAGGGGACGGTCGCCAAGGAGGATGTCGTGTGCCCCAAGTGCAACTGGAAGGGATCCAGCGACGACCTCAAGGACGGCGCCTGCCCCGAGTGCGGCGCGAAGGTCGCCACCGGCGGTGAGGACGAGGAGAAGAAGAAGGGGTTCGCCAAGGCGAAAACCGACTTCCAGGCCGACCTCGACGTGGCCAAGGCCAAGGCCAAGGAAGACCTCTCCGACGACGACAAGAAGAAGCTCAAGGATCGGCTCGCGCAGCTCCGGGGCACCCCCAAGGGCAAGGACGACGACGACCTGAAGAAGGCTGCCGACGACCTCGAGGAGATCTCGAAGGGCTTCGGCGGCGAGTCCGACGGAGGCTGGGGCTACGACCTGAACGACGATGGCAGCGACAAGTAGTCCGCGTCCCGTCACAGGTCTCCTGATCGCCTGATCCCTTCACCCGGAGGCGCCACTCGATGGACCCCCAGCACGACTACACCGGCAGCGGCGGCCTCGTCGAATTCCTGCTCAAGGATCTCATCGAGGACGAGCGAGAGTTGGTCCGCATGTTCGGACCCGACCACGTCCGGAAGATGGCTGTGCTGTGGAGGTCCCTTGTGGGCAAGAGCGCGATCGCCAAGCCGCTCCTGAAGATGTTCCCGGAGCACAAGGTCTACGTCGAGCCGTTCGCAGGTTCCGGGGCGATGTTCTTCAACAAGGAGCCCGTGGAGAAAGAGGTCCTGAACGACCTGGATCCGGAGATCGCCTTCGGGTTCCGGTTCGTCCAGGGGGTGACCAGCGCGCAGTTGAAGAAACTTGAGGGCATGAAGTGGTGGATCGCTGACTCAAAGCCTGCATTCGATGCTCTCCGCAACGGCAAGCCGACAGGGGACGTGGAGCGGTTCCATAAATTCTTGCTGCTGAAACTGGTCTCATTTTTCGGTAAAGGCAATGAGAGTTCACGCACGTCCAATCGCGTTGGCACTCCGACGAAACGTCCACCGTTGGCTATCGGCAGAATGAAAGAGGCGAAGGAGCGCCTGGCTGGTGTGGTGATCCGGTGCGAGGACTACCAGAAGGTCTGCAAGGAATTCGACGGTCCCGACACCTTCCAGTTCCACGATCCTCCCTACCATGGATTTGGGCAGAACGTCGGCGAGAAGGAGTGGGACGAGAAGCCCTACGCAGAGTTCATAAAGACGCTCAAGTCCAAGTTCCTGATCACTTACGGCGACAAGGGGGACATGGGGATCTGGAAGGGTTTGAATGTCAAGAAGCATACGGTGTCGAAGCCGCTCCCGATGGGTGTTGGAGCAAGCACCGGCGTGATGTTCACCATCACCAACTTCGACGTGAAGACCGTCTCCATGATGCGCAAGGACCAGCGGGTGGAGATCACCGCCGCGCAGGCCGCGGTGCTGGCCTCCGGTGTCCCGATGCTGACGGACGTGCTCCCTGTGCTCAAGGATCTTGCTACCGGGCTTGGCCGCCTGGTGCCGAGTGAGATCACGGACGACGCGGTGTCCCTCGAACGCATCCTCCAGGCATCGATCGCCGGTCACCAGGTGCTGAAGGGCAATGTCCCGGACGAGGACCTGGTGCGACTCAAGAACGGCATCCGTGGCCTGGCCGAGATGGTCGGGTTCGACGCACCGATGTTGAATGGTCTCGCCGAGAGCATCGGGAAGGCTGTGGACCTGGTCCCTGCCCCGTCGATGACCCCCGACGAGAAGCGGGAGTCCCAGGCGCTTCGTTCGAAGAAGTGGGGGATCTCCGCACTCGACGGGCATGGGGAGCGGCTGACGTTCCCCGCCGGCTGGTCGAAGGACCTTGAGGACTACGGGGATCCCTGCAATCTCATGTATCCCTGCGACACCGTCGAGCGGGCTCGGAATGCCCGGATCAGGTTCAAGCAGTTCGCAGCGGGATACCCGCAGGATGCGGATCGGAAGATTGTCCACGGTCGCATCGTGGAGCGCGAGTTGAAGCTCGGGATCAAGCCGCGCTTCGACGAGAAGGACGCGCTGGACATGCTGCTCCCGGAGAACCTCCGGACGCAGATGGAGAAGGCGCTGGGGCAGGGCGGGGGGCCAGAGGGAGATGGTGGTGCAGAGCAGTGCGTGTGTCCCGCCTGCGGAAAACAGGTGGCCCACGATCGCAGTACGCCATGCAACGAGATGAAGTGCCCCGAGTGCGGTGCGGCAATGACCGGGCAGGGGGCCCCTGGGGACGCGACCCAGAAGCAGCACCACTGCACCCTCCTGAAGAAGGCAGACCCCGCCAAAGAGGAGCGGTACGTCCTGGGCTTCGTCTTGCGGGCGAACATCGAGGACAAGCAGGGCGACATTTACGACGAAGCCGCGGTCCGCGAGGCGATGTTCTCCTGGATGGAGAAGGGCCACAAGGAGGGCTTCCTCCACCGCGAGGCAGCGGGAAACCGCGTGGTCCTGGTCGAGAACTTCCAGGCCCTGGCCGACTTCGAGATCCCGGGGCCCGAGGCAGCGGACGGGAAGGCTGTGAAGATCAAGAAGGGCGACTGGCTGCAGGGCTGGAAGATCCTCGACGACAAGATGTGGGCAGACGTGAAGGCCGGGAAGCTGACGGGGTTCTCGATCGGTGGTCGCGCGAAGCGGACGCCGGAGGAGTAGAGATATGCTGCGACAAGTGATGAAGCGGACCCGGCTTTCGGACATGGACATCGAAGAGGTCTCCATCGTCGGGCGCGCCGCGAACGGCGAGAAGTTCGTGGTGATCAAGGCCGATCTCCCTGGCGAGGGCGAGGAGGACCAACTCAAGAAGAGCGGGATCTACTCGAACGCCGTGGCCAAGGACGACAAGACTCTCAAGAGCGCGTGGGAGGCCCTGCCGCTCATGCCGCTCTGGGAACTGTCGGATCTGGTGGTGCCGGATCTCTCGACGATGAAGAGCCACCCTGTCGTGGTCGAGAACCTCCAGATGATGCTGAAGCACATCGGGGAGTTTTTCGTGAAGCTCGACGACGCGTTGGGCAAGGTCCAGAAGGACCGCAACATGTTCCCGGACGACGTGGTCTTCCCCGCTGATCTGGCGGAGTCCATCGCCACCATCGGGAAGGCGTTCGGTCTGGTCCTGGACATCCACAAGGGGGATCACCCCGGCCTGGTGCACGGCAAGGCGGCCACGACCCCAGCCGATGACCAGAAGAAGGAAACGAGTGAACTCCGTGCGCTCCTGCAGGGCCTTCTTGGCAAGGCTGCTGTGGGCGGCGCCGATCACCGCGAAAACCTCGAGAAGGCCAAGGGCCTGATCGCAGGTTATCAGGATGTCTGCAAGGCGCTGGAGGGGCGCAACGGTCGACTGGCGGACCAGATCGCAGACTCAAATCGCCAGGTGCGCGCGCTGAAGGCTCGGACCTTCAGCAGAGGGGCCCTGGACCCCGATGAAGAATTCTCCAGGGATGGCGTTCGGAAGAACGCTGGCGGTGGTGGCGGCGACGAGGACAACACGGATTGGGGTCTCGATCTGGCTGACGAGGTGGCCGAGGATATGGCTGCCGGAACCTAGACGTAGACTCCGGTGTGACGGGCTGAGTAGTAGGGGGATCTTCGGAGCGCGAGAATGAAAACCGAACCCACGAGGAGTTGAAAATGGATGACGCGCGCACCTGGATCCAGAAGGCAGACATGGCCCTTGGGGACCTCACCACGGACGGTGGTGTTTTGGTTCCCGAGCAGGCCAAGTTATTTCTCAAAAAGCTGATCGCCAGCTCCACCATCCTCCCGAAGTCCCGGGTCCTCACAATGAAGAACCCGGAGCGCCGGGTCGAGAAGGTAGGATTCACCTCCGCCCGAGTGCTGGCTGCGGGCACCTCCGGCTCCGCCGTTGGATCGGGCAGCCGGGTGGCTCCGGACCTGAGCCGCGATACCCTGACCTCGAAGCTCCTCAAGGGCGAGTGCGACATCCCGAAGGAGGTGTTCGAGGACAACATCGAGGGCAAGAAGTTCCTGAGCACCGTGACCTCCCTCATGGTCGAGCGGGCTGGCCTGGACCTTGACGAGTTGTTCCTCAACGGATACATCTCCGGTGGGGATCCCTTCCTCGGGATCCTGGACGGCTGGATCACGAAGGCGACCTCCAACGTCTACGCCGCAGGCGGGGACCTGGTGAGCAAGGACGTCTTCAAGGCGATGTGGGCAACCGTGCCCAAGGCCCACCGGAAGAACAAGAAGCAGATGGTCAACTACGTCGGCTCCGACGCGGAGTCCGAGTACGCGGACCAGATCGGCGAGCGCGGAACCCCCGCGGGCGATCGTGCTGCCATCGAGGGCATGGCCCCGAAGTGGCAGGGGATGCCGATCGTGGGCGTGCCCGTGATGCCCGAGGACGGTGGAAGCGGGCACGACGAGACCACCGCGCTCATGGGGAACCCCAAGAACTTCATCGTCGGCTTCCAGCGGAAGGTCGAGGTGGAGCACGAGGTCAGCAAGCGGGACGGGGTGGTCTACATCCTGATCTCGGTGCGGACCGACTGCACCTTCGGTGAGGAAGAGGGCATCACCAAGGGAACCGGGATCACCTACGCGTAGCCTGCGGGCTGTTCAAGATGATTCCCATAACGGGAGGAGAGACACATGGCTGATCTGAATAACCTTCCCGAGCGAGGCGTCCCCGGTACTCACCTGTCGGTGCGACATTCGCCCGACGCGGTGGCTGCCCTGCGCGCGTCCATCGCCCGGCAGAATCTCACCATCGACGTCGATGCGACGACCGGCGACGTCGTCCTGTACCTCAGCGCGGCGAAGACCACCTACATCACCTTCTCGGCAGCGACCGGCGCGACGAAGCTGGTGGTGGCGGGTGTGGACCGCGGGTCCATCGAGTCGGGGCTGATGGGCGACAAGGACCCCCAGGAGTCCGTCCTGTCTCGGTACGATCCCACCCCGAATCTGCCGGTGACCCCCACCGAAGGGGATCGGTACCTGGCCACCGCGACCGCGAACACCTGGACCAAGGACTACATCTACACCCTGAACGGCGCGAGCGCCTGGGACGAGTACGTTCCTGACGAGGGAGCGCTTGTCGAGGTCGAGGATGAGAACGTCTGGTACACCTTCACCGGTGCCGCGTGGATCCGCTTCGAGGAGCAGATTGCCCACGCGCTCCTGGCGGGTCTCCAGGGCGGGACCACGAGTGAGTACTTCCACCTGACCGAGGCGCAGCACGCGGCGTTCTACCTGGGGCAGACCGGGGTCCTGGGTCGCTTCGATCCGACCGCCGCGCTCCCCGTTGCTCCGTCGGACTGGGATGCGTATCTGGCGACTGCCACAGCGAACGGCTGGACCGATGGGAACTGTTACGTCTGGAACGGCGCTGCCTGGATTGTGGTCGTCGTGGCTGAGGGTCAGAAGCTGTGGGTAGCGGACGAGGACTTGATCTACGCCTACGACGGCGCGACCTGGGGGATCCTCCAGGCGAAGGACGCCGGGGGGCATGACCACGGTGCCGCTACGGGTGCTGGTGCCACGCACACCCACGCGATCACCGACCCCAACCATGACCACGGTGCGGCGACGGCTGCCGGTGCCACGCACACCCACGCGATCACCGATCCCAACCATGACCACGGAGCGGCCACGGGCAGCGACGGAGCGGCCACGATTCCCATGTCTCTCCGTGGGAGTATGCCTACGCCGTCTCAACCGTTCATAGGCGGTCCCTTTGCTGTGATACCTTCGACCCCGAATCCCGGTGGAGCCGCCTGGATGGAGTACAACACCGCTATCGAGCCGGACTTGGCGATCAACTGGACGGAATCCAACAATGGCGTGAACGGAGTCCTGACGTTGGACGGTGCCGGCCCGAATATCATACTCACCGATGCCATGTGGGGTGGGTTCACTGCCGCGATGGTCGGCAAGTACGTCTACATCCAGAACGATGCTACTGTTCCTGGCAACAACGGGCTTTACGGGAGGATCGCTTCATACACGAGTCCCACTGCCGTGGTCCTGGACGTGGGCACTGGGTCGTTTGGTGCCCTGGCCGTGAGCGCTGGGACAGTGGACTTCCTGGTGTACGAGTTCAAGTGTGGTGACTGTACCATCAGCTACCGCAACCTCAACACGTTGCTTGGTAACGATGAGACCAGGGTGATCACGCAGGAGGAGATCGAGGATGCCTGTGTCGCAGACGAAATAGCGGAAGGCTGGATGTCTCCGAACATGCCGAAGTGTGCTATTCCCATCGAGCGGGCTGTCGTGTACGTCGCCGAGATAACGTTCGAGTTCGTGGCGACTGCCGACGCGGAGGTCTTCGATCTATACACGGGGGCAGACAGCGGGTTCGCCATGATCCACGGCTGTGCATTCGTGCATCAGTTCATTGATTTAGCGGGAGGCCAGAATGTGATTTTAGGAACAACCACTATCTACGCTGTGGAGGGGTTGGTCCGTCCGTCTGCTCCTGTGGGTGTTGCTGGCGATATTCAGGCGACCTGCTTCCTGCCGCTGCCCGATCACACCCACGCGATCGCCGCTGATGCGACGGGAGTGACTGCGGATGCCGAGGCCACGCACACCCACGCGATCGCCGCTGATGCGACGGGAGTGACTGCGGATGCCGAGGCCACGCACACCCATTCCATCACCGCAGCGGGTGACCACGCGCATGACGTGGGCGTCTAGACTGAAACCAAGGGGCCTCCGGTGATGAGCCGAGGGCCCCTTCACAGGTAGAGGAGGACGAAATGTCCGAGCAACTCATGGCTAAGCTGGTACCTTTCAGCAGGTCGACTGGCCACAAGGTCAAGCGGTACAACTTCCGTGGGACCATGTTCCTCAATGACAACAAGTGGCGTTTGGTCAGCGATGACTTGGCCGCTTCGCTTCGCCAACTCCGCTCGAATCCGAATGATCCGACCAGCCTCCTGGCGTTCCTGGTGATGAATGAGTCCGATGCCCGTCAGTGGGAGCAGGATCAGCGCCGGAAGGTCGACGACGATATCGAGATCGTTGGTGGTGGGGGTCTGGAGACCCGGCACCCCGACGAGGTGCGCGGTGGCGATCCCGTCGTCCAGCGAGCGCTGGATGAACTTCGGAAGAAGTCAGCGAAGCAGGCTGCCGACCTCAAGGCGGAGCGCGCCGAGAAGGCTCGTCTACAGGGGCGCCTGGACGCCGCGGTGACAGAGGCAAGGCCCGAGCTGGTTCCCGAGCCGGAGAAGCTGAAGGTGGTGGACCTGGCAGCGTCGAAGCCCGCGCCGAAGCCCGCGCCGAAGAAGAAGGCACCACCGAAACAGAGGGGCACCGCGAAGAAGCGCGGTGGGAAGAAGTGAGCGACGGGGTCGCCAAGACCCCGGATCTGGCCGTTGCTGCATGGCTGCACATGTGTGGCCTGAAGGTACTGAGCGCACACAAGATCGGTCGCTATCAGTACCGCTTCAGCTTCGATGATCCGGAAGGTAGAGCAGCGCAACTCCGCGTGGAGTTTGCCAATTCAGAGTCGGCCCGATTCGACGCCAGCCAGCGGTCTCTCAAGAAGCTGGTGACGCCAGTGGACCGACGAGGAGATCAACATGGCAGGGACTGACAAATTCATTGAAAGCATGCGGGCAGATATCGGACGGTACCAGCGGATGTCCGTGCAGCACAGCGGAGCCTCAGAGGTTCTGGCGAAGTTCGTTCGGATCCTGCCTGCGAAGCACAAGGCTCGAATCGAGGCAGACAAAAATCTCGAAGGACTCCAGAAAGCCTGGGATGCAACTCTCGAGAAGTCCGAAGGCAATGTGCTTGGTGCCGTCCGAGCCATGATGAACGACATGGTTTTCAGTGTGGCACAGGAGGTGGCTGCAGAGGCCAACGCTCAGGCCCATTTGGCCGCCGAGAACATTGGCAAGGCCAAGGAGGCTGCGAGGGTCGTGAAGCAATTCGAGGCGATGCAGACTGCCGACGAAGCCGACCCCAATGCTAGCGAAGATTCGGAGGGTGACGATGTTGGCAGTGGAGAAAGGAAGTAGTCTCGGGATCGGGACAGACGAGAGCATCCTCGACTTCTGGATCGTCCATCCCGAGACGGGTCGCCTGATCGACGCCGACTCGATTCAATTCCAACTCTGGGATCTCACTGGCGACGCCCCCGCACACATCACCACAGACTGGACCGACGCCACGAAGATTTCCACAGGGAGATACTGCGTGACGGCGGACATTGCTGGCGACGCAGAAGTTGGCCGATGGGAGGTTCGCTGGAAGTGGGCCGTGGACAGCGGCGGGACCATCTACCAGACCAGGCGGGATTTCGAGGTCACGACGGTGCTTTGGGCGGATCCCACTCCATGGCTCTGCCTTCCCTACGAGTTGCGCGACGAGGGCTTCGACACCACAGAACTGCCGGAGAAGCGGCTGCAGGCGATCCTCACGAGGGTCGGCGGCTTCATCAGATCGGTGACGGGGCGGCAGCGTTTCGGTTCGGTGGGCCTCGAGGTGGAGGCCCGCGGAAGCGGCGCAGATTTCCTGATCCTTCCCGATCCGATCATTGGCCTGGGCGCTATCACTGAGGGCCTGATCGCCGAGGGCGTCAGGGACGGCGAGGACTACGACCTGGCCGATATCGAGGTGATGAACCGGCACCTGCGTGTCCAGTCCGCTGCGGATCGAGATGACCGGGATTTGCCCGGGCTTCTCCTGCCTGACGGGACATGGCTGGCAGCGTGCCTCTACTGGGTGACTGGTGTTTTCGGGTACACCGATCCCGACCTGGGCGTGCCCGGGCCCGGGCATCTTCCGATGCCGCTACGCCAGGCAGCGGTCAGGCTGGCCATCCGCGAGACTCCGCAGCAACTCGTGTTCGATGAGGTCGAGGATCGGAAGATCCGGCATCGGACACAGAGCGACCGGATGGGTAGCCATGGATCAGCATTCTATAGGGGCCGAGCGGGGGCCATCACTGGCGATCCAGAGATCGACGATATCCTGCTTCAGTACGTGCGGCCCATCAGCGGGACCGTGGTGTAGCTGTGGCCTCCGGACGTCCACTGCATTTCTTCTGGGTCGAGCTGCGCCAGCTCGTCACCGAGGATCCGTTGGTGGACATCTACGACGAGGACCTCAATGAACCCCTCTTTGTGGACGATGACGACGACAAGGTGGGTACCCTCAAGCGCCCCGAGAAAGACGCCTTCCTGGTGAAGGCCACCATCGAGGTCCAGGACTTCGAGTCCCTGCGGCAGGTGGCCACCGGGAACGCTCCAGATTCGAATACGAAGCTCTACATCCACCGTCGGGACCTGATCCGCGCTGGCCTCCTGGATGCAGCGACCGGCGTGGTGACGCTCATGGTCAACGACCGGGTGAGCAGAATCCTCGACCGATTTCGGCGCCCGGCTGTGTCTTTCGGCAATCTGGAAATCTTCGTCACGGAGGTGCGACCCGCGGTGCTTGAGCACGGGCTAAACTTCTGGCAGGTGGACCTCGATTCCAGAAAGCAGGGAGAGCAACTCTGATGGCGAGTGAGATCAAGCTCACCGGGGACTGGGATCGGGCTGTCCGAACCATGGCTACATTTCCTGAGCGACTCGCCAAGGCTCAGACCCAGGCGACCCTCATTGAGGCTCATGCACTCCGAAAGGAGATCGTCCAGGGCCTCACAAATCAGGCGCCTGGTGGGTCCTCGATCCTGGCACTGAGTCCTCTCACGTTGGCGCTGCGGAAGCTCGCACGGTTTCGTGGGACGAAAGCCCTGGTGCGGCGCGGGGACCTCCGCAACAATATCAGCGTGGTGCACTCAATTATCGGCGGGATGCCTGCCTTCTTCGTGGGCATCAAGCGGTCAGCGGTTAACGAGGAAGGCAAGGATCTGACCAACATCGGCGAGCTGCAGGAGTATGGTGTCGAGACTATCGTCGTTCCAGTGACTCCGATGGTCCGGAACCTCTTCTTGGCACTGTACATTCAGGGCTTGATTGCTGCCCCCCTCAAGGCAAGCACGACTACCATCGTCTACCATATCCCGGCGCGGCCGTTCTTGCGTCCTGCATTCGAAAAGTGGAAGAAAGGGCTTTCGCGTCGGTATGCTCTGAGGGTGGCCGGGTTGATGAACGGCGTGGCGGGGAGGCCGTAGATGGGAGTGCCGACGATTACCTCGATCACGCCGGCTGTCGGACTGAGCCACGGGAACTACCTCGTCACGATCAAGGGTGCGAACATCGCGCTCCCGCACGAGCCCCCCGCCACTGGCCCCGCAGGGGACCTGAAGGAGCATGTACGTGTGCTCTTCGATGGAGTCGAATGTAACTGGAAATTCACCGGGGTCATCGATGACGAGGATGGCGACCCCGGAGACCGGATCCTCTGGTGTCGAATCCCAGGCGGGATCCCGGCCAGCTACGTGATCGACCGGCGGACCAAGGCGACGAAGGGCGCGGTGGACGTCACGATCCTGAATATTGATGAGGACGGTGATCCGATCTCCGGCGAGACAGTGACGCTCGAGGAGGCCTTCTCCTTCGAGTACCCAGACCTGAAGCAGGACTGTATGGTCCTCCGGGTGGTGCGTGCCCTCGTCCAGAAGATGCGACAGCAGGTGATGCGGAACGTTGTCACCTCGGTCCACACCGACTACGACAACGAAGTCGATGGGTCTGCGCTGACCCAACTCTCGGAGCTTCCCGCCATCAGCTTGAGCATCCAGGGGATCCCGTTCGATCGGATGGGGATGACCCAGGAGCGAGATGTTGAGGACCGGGACGATGAGTACGGCAGCGTCGAGGTCGAAACCCCGGAGACGGTGGACCTCCGGTTCCAGGTAGTTGGGGTCGTGAGCAACGACAAGCATCTCCTCAACCTTCCGGCTGCCGTGACCAGATTCTTCAGGGTGAATCGGACGATTACTGTTCTGGCGGATCCGGATGATGCGACCCGCGGGGACAAGGTGTATCCGATCCTCCCTGACACTGAGATGACGTTCGGGCGCGCCAGGGGCAACAGCAATATCCAGTTTTTCAGGCAGACATGGGTGGTGAGTGAGATCGACATCGAGAGCTTCCTGCCACAGGTAATCAGCGGCGTCCTTGACGGTGGTGACGACGGAGTGGTGGCAGATCTCGATGCGCAGAAGTTGGTGGTGGACTAGATTTTGCAAATTGGTCTTGTGGACGGTGAGATCGAATGATACGTTATCGCCAGAACGATGGAGGGCGCTATGGGCAATAACATGCTTCTCTCGAGCAAGGTAATCGCGTTTGAGAAGGCGGCGGCAAAGAAGATGGGCAACCGCGGACAGACCGGAGTGACTTCCCTGGTTGGAACCGCAGGGCGCGGCCCGATCGGTGTGGGCTTCGCGTGCTACAGCTTCTCGGAGGTGCTCGCCAAGTATGGCGGCTTCGGCGCTGACTACAGTCTGATCCTGGCAGCGCGGCAGTTCTATCTGGAGGCCCAGGAGGGCACGAAGATCTACTGCATGCGGACCGTCCACTACGACGACCTCCTGGCCGGAACCCACAGCGCAGCGAAGGGTACCCTGACCCTGAAGACCGCAGCGGTGGCGGCGTCGGCGGCGGTCATCGACGGTCTGTGGCAGGCTCCGTGGTTCGTCCAAAACGGGGAGACGCTGGTTGCATCGGTCGACGCCGACCTGGACAACACCCTGACCTTTGCTGGCACCTCGGCAGCGGTGGTCGCCGCTCCTGGAGTGAGCCCGTACCCATGGACCCCCGCTGTGGACACGACCCTCCTGGTGGTCGTGGGGGCGGATCTCACAAAGATCCAGACCCTGACCATCCCCGGGAACGGGGCCACCACCTACACCACCGCTGTGGACGTGGCCGACGCGATCCAGACGCAAATCCAGGACGCCTACGCGTTCGAGGGGGCCGGTGGCATCGACGACCTTACCCTCGAGACAGGGCAGCAGGGTTCCGGGGCCCGCGTCCGCGTGACCGGTGGGACCGCGGCTACGACCCTGGGCCTCACTGGCGCAGACGCCAGCGGCAGCGGAAATGTGCTCGACCTGAGCGCGGTGACCTTCGTTGAGTTCAAGGCGTTGGCCGAGGCGACCTTTGAGGAGGCTGTCCCCGTCGGTGTCACTGTGACGCAGAACACGAACCTCACCGCCAGGATCTCCACCATCGACACAGGTGTCGCGGCGTCCTTCAAGTTCAACCCGACCAGCACGGCCCTGGCCCGGTTCGGATTCGACAGCATCATCCACTCGGGCTCCGACACGGCGCAGTCGGATACCACCCTCCTGACCGCCAAGTATTTCGGAGAAGACTCCGAAAACATGAACATGATCGTCTCCGACGCCAGCAACGGCTCGACGTCGTACTTCGACCTCACGGTCTACGTGAGCGGAGTGATCCTGGAGACCTTCCCCAACTGCATCGTGCTGACGGGCGACGACGACAACGTCGTGACGAAGCTCGCCCACGAGACCAGCGGGTCCGATCTGGTGGTGGCGTCCGACCTGGCCGCGGGCCTGGGCACCCCCCTCCTGGACCGCCCGGTGAACATCACCTCGGCGAACTTTACCGGTGGCGCCGACGCCATCGCCGCGATCGACGACAACGACTTCCTCGGCTCGGTGGTCTCCGAGGTGGGGCTGCATGCCCTCAACACCGTCACCGACTTCGACCTCCTGGTGATCCCGGACGAGACCTCCGCTGCCCTGGAGAAGGGCCTGGTGGACTACTGCCACGACGCCCGTAGCTGGAAGGTCTTCCCGGTCCTGGGAACCCCGCTGGGTCTCAACGCAGCGGCGATGTCGGCGTTCATGGTATCCGCAGCCCTTGAGAACTACCGGGAGGAGGGAGCCATCACCTGGCCCCGGATCCAGATCGCCAACCCAGACAAGGCGATCTACGGGGACACCGACAACATCCTGGTGGACCCGGCCTCCTCCGTCGCCGGGATCATGGCCCGGGTGGACGCGCACCGCGAGGGCGGGATCTACGATGAGCCCGCTGGCGAAGAGCTGGCCTACTTCAAGGGAGCCACCGGGCTGGAGATCCTGGCGAACCGTGAGACCGCCGAGAGCCTCAAGGAAACCGCTCGGGACATCGTCTACCCGCGCCGGGTCAATCCGATCTGGCAGAAGGAGGGTGGGCAGATCTTCCTGGACGGCCACCGGAACCTGAAGGGGGACGGGAACTGGGTCACCATCGCGCAGCGGCGTGGGACCGCTCGGATGGAGAAGATCATCGACGCTGGCCTCGACGTCTTCCGGCACAAGCGGCCATCGGACCGGACTCGTTCGGATGCACGGAACCTGGTCGAGAAGTACCTCGAGACGCAGACGGGCCTCGGAGCGTTCGATTCGGACGATCCGGAGCAGGCGTTCTACGTCGACTTCGGGACGGCGCTCAATACCACGGCTGTCAAGAAGGCCGGGAAGCTCCGGGGACGCACGGGCTTCAACTCGGCGAGCGCCATCGACTGGGTCATCCAGGAGTACGAGCAGATGCTCGTCGGCTAACGCCTGCGAGCGAGGAGGAACGACATGGCAACTGGCAAGCCGCGCAATCGCTACCTCGAGATGAAGTTCCTCGTCGAGATCGACGGAGTCGAGTCATCTCGCTTCACCGACTGCGGCGAGATCAAGGGGACCAAGGAGTTCGCCGAGTACCTCGAGGGTGGGGAGCTTACCCCCGAGGATGTCCCGGCGGGCGTGAAGTTCGCTGACGTCACCCTGACGAAAGGTGCGTCCGAGAACAGGGATATGTGGAACCTGTTCAAGCGGTCCGCAAACTCCGCGTCCCGGAAGGGCTCCACCGACACCTTCACCGCCACCATCGTCCAGCTCGGCTACGACGATGAGCGCGAGGAAGAGTTCGTGCTCAAGGAGTGCCAGGTGGCGGACTGGTCCAGCGGCAAGTGGGACAACAAGTCCAGCGAAGTCCGCATGGAAGCTCTGACCCTGAAGTTCCGCTATCCCGAATGGCTCGATTAGAGCCCTTGGCCTTCGGGCCCCCCAGGTAGAGATACCCCGTGCATTGGCGCGGTGGAGTCCAGGTAGAGAACACCAAAGCGTGTGGAGGTAGAGATGTCAGCAGCCAAACCCGTCATCAAACCAAAGACCAGGCAGATCGATTGCCCCTCCGGGATGGTGGTCGTGCTGCGCAAGATGAAGGTCCGCGAGGAGGACATCCTAGCCGACGTTGAGGCGCATCGTCTCGGTGTGGCCCTGGACGAGGTCCTTGGGGCTTGCACGGTCCAGGTGGTCGACCCGGGCCCGTACCGGCACCTCGAGCGTGGCAGTGGTGTCGTGGTCGACTGGACGAAGATCCTCCAGGGCGATCGGTACTACGCTCTGCTGATGCTGCGGGTCACGAGCTTCACCGATGGCGAGAGCTACGACTTCGATGTGCGGTGCACCAGCGCCACATGCCGAACGCAGATCCCGTGGACTATCGACCTCCTGGCGCGGCCTGTCCGGGCCTTGGCTGCGGAGGACCGTGCGAAGTTCGAGGCAGGTAACCGCTTTGAGTGCGTCCTGCCATCGACGGAAACCAAGGTGGTCTACAGCCTCCCGATCGGTCAGATCGAGCGGGACATGCTGGAGAAGCAAACGAGGTTCTCGACCCGGCAGGCGACCCTGAACCTGATGATGCGGATCGTCGAGGTGGAGGGGAAGAAGCCGTCGCAGATCGTGAGCTGGATCCAGGACTTGGACAGCGACGAGGCGGACTGGCTCCGGGCCGAGATGGAGGAGCACGACTGCGGCGTGGAGACGACCATCGAAGTGGTCTGCGCGAAATGCCGGAACATCATTGAGCGTGAACTCCCTTTCGATCGGACTTTCTTCTCTCCGCGCTCAGGGAGGAGGAAGGTCGTAGACGACCTCGACGAGGGGGAGTCACAGATCCAGGAGGCCCCTCCGGCCGAGGAGGCCCAGGTGCCAGAACCGAAGACGGAGACGGAGGGGGGGCCGCTCAGTACCCCGTAGAGCGCCTCTTCCCGATCACCGGGCAGGGTGTCCGGTGGAAGCTCTTTAGACTCCTGTGGATTTGCTACGGCGGGCAGGGCCTATCAGCCACGCCGGAGTGGGCCATGGATCTGGCCGCGGACGAGGCTGATGTCTACATCGGTCTGATCGAGACGCAGCGCCAGGCGGAGAAGAAGGAGTTGGAGTAGGAAGTAGGAGGTCAACGTGGCGCTAAACAACATGGGACTCGGCTTCCTGTTTACCGCCAAGAACCTCGCCAGCGGCCATGTCAAGGGCCTCCGGAACGACTTCACTGGCCTCCGGACAGACGTCGACAAGACCCGAGCATCCTTCACTCGAAATATGACTGCGATGGGAACTGGCCTCGCTGGTATGGCAGCGGGGGGCCTGCTCCTCGGGGCGCAGTTCAAGCTGGCCAAGGCTGCAGGTGAGTTCGAGCAGGGGCTCGCCGCGGTCGGGGCCGTGACCCGCGCTACTACCTTGGAGTTGAAGTCGCTCGAGGACACTGCGATCAAAGCGGGTATCGCCACGCAGTTCTCGCCGAAGGAGGCGGTGGAGGGACTCACCTCCCTGGCGACCGCCGGGCAGTCGGCAGCCCAGGCGACGGAGACCTTGATCCCCGTCCTGGATCTGGCTGCCGGTTCTCTCGGCCAGCTCGGGGTGGCGCAGGCAGCGGAGGCCGTGGTCGGTACCCTGAATGCGTATGGCCTGGCAGCCGGGGACGCGGCGATCGTCACCGACAAGTTGTTGCGCGTGACTCAACTCACCAACTTCCAGGCCAGGGACTTCTCCGTCGGGTTGGCGAAGGCAGCGGCTGCGGGTGGTCTGTTCGGGCAGAGCATCGAGGACACCCTCCTGGTCGTGGGCCAACTCCGGAACATGAACATCGACGCATCCTCTGCCTCGACCGCGTACCGGGAGGCGACTCGACGGCTGGCCTCGGACCAGAATGCGCAGAACGCGGTGACGGGAAAGGGCGTTGACATCTACGACAAGCAGACGAAGAAGATCCGGAGCCTCGTGGACGTGATGCAGGATCTGAATGTGAAGCTGGCTGCCTCGACGGATGAGGAACGGAACGCTGTCGTGGCCCGCGCCTTCGGTGCTCGTGGCCTCATGGCTTTCAGCGCGATTGCCCGTGCGACAGCGACGAAGGTCCTTCCCGATGGAACGAAGCAGATCCTCAAGGGAGTTGAGGCCATCAAGTTCTTGCGCGAGGAGTTGACGAATGCCGGGGACACAGCGGCCGAATTCAAGGACCGTCTCCTGGACACCTTCGAGGGGCAGATGACCCTGGCCAGGGGGTCGGTGCAGACCTTCACCACGGTGGTGGGCCAGGACATGGCTCTGGCGCTCCGGCCCGCTGTCGAGGGCTTCATCAAAGTGATCAACCGGATGATCGAGAGCTGGCAGGCGTTGCCTGATTCGACCAAGGCAGGCATCGCCAACTTCATCCGGATCGCCGGTGTGACCATGGTTGCTGGGGGCGCCATGATCTTCCTCTCCGGCGCGATCCCGCTGCTCCTGCGTGGGCTTGGTGCGCTCCGTGCAGTGGCTCTCGTGACTGCGGGTTCCCTCCTGCGGATCGCTGCTCCGATCGCCGTCGTGGTCGGGGCTGCACTCCTGATCAAGAAAGCGTACGAGGAAAACCTCGGTGGCTTCGCCGATTGGATCGACGGCGTTGTGGGCCGGGTGCGCCTGGCCTGGGACGGGCTGGTGCAGCTCTTCACACAGGGAGGGTTCTCTGGGGCCATTCGGGAGGAGCTGGGCAAGGCAGAGAATGCCGGGATCAAGCAGTTTGTGATCGGCGTGGGGATGCTGGCCACTCGCTTCCGTGCTATGTGGGATGGGGCGATGGAGGGGATGGCCTCGGCGTGGGAAGCGGCAAGGCCTTCGCTGGTCGCTTTCGGGAATGCTTTCGGTGGAGTGCTGGATGCCGTCGAGCGGGTGTTCACTGCCCTGGTGGGTGGGCGCGGCGCCGTCACCAGCAGTAGCGCGTCCTGGAAGAGCTTCGGCAAGACGATCATGGAGACGGTGGGGAAGGCGTTCAACTTCATCGCCGATTCCGCTGCGTTCATGTGGGGCCTGGTCGAGCAGATTTTCAATGGGATGGCCTCTGTCTTTGAGGGCATGGGGAGCCCGATCGATGATCTGGTGAGTGGGTTCGGACATATCTGGGGTGCGGTGGAGGGCGTGGTCGGGATCTTTGACAGCCTGCTTGGTGGGACAGGAAGCCTCAAGGAAACCCTCAGCGGCCTGGCAAGCTTCCTTGGGAAGGTCGTGGGGGTCGCTGTGAAGGGCATCGCCATTGCCTTCGACACGGTGGCCGCTGGGATCGAGGGCGTCATCGGGTTCGTCAAGGGCGTGATCAACTACTTCAAGAAGTTGAAGGACGCCATCTGGAAGGACTTCCCAGGGGTCGCAAAATTCTTCGACGAGACCCTGCCCGCGGCGTTCAAGAAGATGTACGAGTGGTTGCAGGAGTGGGTGATCGAGCCGATCGTCAGCTTCGGCCAGGAGGTGGCCAGGGTCTTCAAGGCTGCCATCGACAAGATTTCCAAGGTCGTGGCCGGGATCATCATGAAGATGCCCGCCAGTTACCTCCCCGACGAACTGGTGGAGTGGGCGAAGGCCAACCGGGCGATCGAGAGCACGCCCGAGTACAACTGGTGGAAGGACGTATATATGGGGAAGTATGGCCCCGAGGGTTCGATAAAAACCACCAAGGAACAGGGGGCCGAATTCGCGAGCACCGTAACTGCGATGAGAGCCGATCCTGCGATGGCGCGCCTGGTCGAACTTCTCGATGCGCAGGCTGAAGCCAAGGGGCTGGAGATTGGCAAATCAGAGATCGTCATCAAGGTGGGCGAGGAAGAGCTGGCCAGGGTCAGTGCATCCATCGACAGGAGTGGTCGCATGCGGAACCTTGAGCAAGAACCCCTCGGTGCGGAGTAGCAGCGATGCCTACGATTGAGGAGCAGGAATCCGTCATCCAGCAGGCAGTCCTCGAGGCGATGGGGATGACGTTCAAAACGACGGCCAACGTGAAGCCGAAGCTCCTGCTGGTGGACATGGCCAGTGGGGACGAGTTCGAGGTGCCGTTCAACCCGACCGAGTTGGTGACGACGGTGGTAGCGAAGTGGGCGAAGCTCCTGCCCATCGGACACACCACAAGCCGGATGCACTACGAGGGGACCGAGAGTCCGTCCTTCCCCATCGATTTGCTGCTCTGGCTGAAGGCTGTCGAGAACGAACCTGGTAGCGGATTCTTGCGAGATATCCAGGAGATCCAGCGATTCCTGTTGAGCCTGGTGTACCCAGCCGAGATGGCGTCGACGGTCCACTCGAGCGCCCCCCCGCGGGTGCTGGTGATCTGGCCGAACGAGGTCAGCATGGTCGTGCGGGTCGAGCGGGTGGTGATCAGGCGGATCCAGTTCCGAAACACAGACCTTCGATCGATGGTCTCAAGGGCTCAGATGCAGGTCACCGGGATCCGTGGCAGCCGGGTCTCTTCTGAGGAGGTCCGCGAGACGGGTCTGCTGTGGCCGGGGGAGGTTGCGTTCTGATGGGACCTCGAGCATGGAGCCGCTACATCGGGTACCGCGCTCGCATCATCACAGATCCGAAGCGCGGGGACATCAGATACCTTGATCTCCCTGATCCTGTTGGGTACCGGGACCTGCCAGGCACCCGTGTGATCCCGGTCAGAGGTGGGGAGACATGGTACCAGCTCGCCGCTCGATCGTTCCCCGACTATCCTCGGGGGGGAACGGTCCTCGTCTGGTTGCTGATGGATTTTCAGCCGACGCCCGCGGTGGATCCGGTCGAACTGATCGAGGCAAGCCGAGTGGTCTACGCCCCCGCTGAGGATGCTGTCCCCGACCTGATGCGGAGCCGGCAGACCGTGAGCATCGCTGGGATCTAGTGAACCCTGACGCCCCCATCCTCGTGATCCGGGCCGTCCGCCGTTCCGGCGAGACGGAGGCGTTCCCGTTGCCGCTACTAGACTTCCGAGTCGAGGACGACGAGCGCAAGGTGGACACTGCCAAGTTCGTCATCGACAACGGGGACCTCCGTTGCTTCGCTCCGCCTCTCTCTAAGTGGTTGGTGCAGGGGATGATCCTCGGTTGCCGGTGGGGCTACCCCGGGCGGCTCAGTCGGGAGTGGCACTTCGAGTTGAAGAAGGTCACTGGGTTCAAGCGCTTGAGTCTGGAGCTGCTCGGCAGGAAGATCCTGGCCCACGCTGATACGAAGACGCGCACCTGGGAGGGCATCCGGCGCTCCGACGTGGTGGCCCAGATCGCCGACGAGCTTGGGTACTCATTCTCGATGCAGGATATCCAGAAGACAGACGAGGTCTTCGATCACGTCGTGCAGGCCCGGATGACCGACGCCCAGTTTTTGACTTGGTTGGCCAGGCGGGAGGGGTTCGAGTTCTGGATGGACCCCGATGGTATCCACTGGAAGCCGCGCCCGGCAGACAAGGATCCCGTCGATGTGTACGTCTACCACATCGGTGGGAGCAATGCGCGGGTGCTGAGTTTTGCTCCCGAGTCCGACGTGTCCACCATCCCGGCCCGGGTCCGGGTGCGGACCTACGACCCGCGGACCAGGGAGGTGATCGAGGAGGTCGCTGACAACGAAACAGTGACGGACCTCCCTACCACCGGGGGCTACTCTCCCGTGGGCTACGACGGGGACGTCGACGACAGCGAGTTCGTCACCGAGAATCAACTCGCGCTGCGGGAGCTCCCGGAGGCGATCATCGATGTCCTGCACGACGCGTACGGAGTGACCCTTGCTCCGTCCACCTCGGCGGCACCGACACCAACGCTGCTTGAGGAGGTCGATCTCGAGACCGGTGAGACGACCACTACCCTCAAGGGCGGTGCAAAACTCACAGAGGAGGTCGACCGAGCTACCCAGGAACGCGTGATTGCCTTGCCCATGGGGTCCAGGACCGAGGCCCGCAGGATCGCCAGGGCAGCGTACCAGGAGGCCCGCCGGCAGGTGGTGAAGGCCACGCTCACGATCATCGGCGAACCGGAGCGGGAGGCCCGGCAGGTGATCGGACTCCATGTCCCTGGCGTGCCGATGTTTTCCGGGAAGTATTATGTGGAGAATTGCGTCCATCACCGGAAGGGCGGAGGCGGATACAAGACAATCCTGAAGCTCAATTCCGACGGCCTCAAGCGGGCGGCCGGACCAGCGAAGGTGAAGACCGCCGGGAAGGAGTCTAGCACCGGCGACGAATTTATGGGGCCGCCGACTCCGGAGGGGACTGCGTACAATATTGGCGAGCAGACCGGGCAGTCAGCGAACCCAGGTGTCGAGGAGTTCGAGGCTGTTGATTTCGAGAGCGGCCAGACCGTGACGGAGTATAGGCAAAAGTGATGGCAGGCGGAATGCACAACGAGCACTTGGCGGGGATGAAGGTCGGCGAGGTCTGGAGCGTCGACGATCCCGATAAGCAGAAGCGGGTGCAGGTGTTCCTCCCCGGGATCGCCGAGCCAACTGGCTGGGCGCGGCCACTCGGGTTCGGTGGGCGGAAGCGTGGGCAGGCGTGGAACCTGAAAGAGGGGGACGTAGTTGCAGTCTGGTTCGCCGGAAACAACCCTGACTACCCTTGGTACATGCCTGCTGGATTCGGCGACGACGATCTCCCGGACGAGGCCATGGATGGGTACCCGGAGGTGCAGGTTTTCAAATGGGACTCGTTCGTCCTGATCGTGGACGAGAGGACCGACTCCCCGCGGGCAACGCTTCGGTCCACCGACGGAACTGAGATCCTGGACATGGACGGGAAGGCAGGCACCGTGAGGCTCTCTGGGATCACGAAGTTGCTCCTGGATTCTGTGGGGCAGATTGACATCGACGCTCCGCTCGTGACAATCCGGGGACGCCCGGTCGCCGCCGGGACCGACCCCATCTAGGGGTTGTGCGAGGGCCGTGTGTTCCTGTAGGATTGCGTCTGAGGTGATAAGAATGGCTGGTCAACTCGTAGTACTGAGGATGCCGTTTCGGGCTCACGGGAAGGGATGGGCTCAGACCAGGACTGCCACAACCATCATTCAGCAGGCAATCCGTCGGGTGACGAACACGCGTTGCAGTACACCTCGCAGCGTCGGAGAGACCCCCTGGGATCCGACACGCGGGACGAAGACGCATCTTCTGAAGCACCGGCGGGGTCGTTCCATCGCCACCGCGGAACTCGCACAGCACTACATCCTGGACGCCCTCGATCGCGACCTTCCAGGGGTTCGGATCCGATCGTCGTATCGCACCACCGGGCCGTCCTTTTTCATCACCATCCGGTGGGCGGTCGGCGCGGCGCTGGCGCGAGTGATGACCGGGGCCCCCGTGGAGCGCACCCTAAACGGCGAGTTCGAGTTGGAGGTTTGACCGATGCCACAGCCAACCCCGCTCTATGTCCCTGATCCGTTTCCGGACTTCACGAGCCTGGACTACGACTCCATGCGGGCCAGGATTATGGCGCTCGTCCAGCAGGCGTTTCCGAATCTGGCTCTGATCCCCGGGATCGAGACCCTGATCCTTGAGGCGATGTTCCACGCGGGCGAGATCGTCGTCTGCCGGACGGACAACGAAAGCCTGGAGTCGAAGTACGCGACGGCGCGTCTGCGGAGGTCCATCGTGGCGAAGGCAGGGGCGATCGGCTTCGCTCTCCCCGGGGCGTCGGCGGCCATTACCACGCTGCAATTTTCCATCAAGGGCGGGGGGACGCACGCGAAGGACATCCTGATTCCCGCAGGGACGAAAGTCCGGACCGCGGGCCTGACCGATCCGTTGACATTCTCGACGACCGCAGACGCCACCTTGATCGCCGGGAATTCGACCGTTGATGTGGCAGCGTCCCACAGCGTCTTGCACACGGCGAACTACACGTCCACGGGCCGGGCCTGGCAGCAGATCGAGCTTCCCAACACTCCCTACCTCGATGACTCCGAAACGGTCATCGCCGGGAACGGGGCATTCACGAGGACCTCGGCCCTGGCACTGGCGATCAGCTCGGACCTCTACTTCACCCGGAAGGTGGACGCGAACGGCAAGGCGAGGATGCTCTTCGGGAACGACATCACCGGAGCGATTCCCACCGGGAACATCGCCGTCTCCTACCGCACCGGTGGCGGGAGCGACGGGAACCAGGTGGTCGCCGGGATGCTCACGAGGCTGGTGGACTCCATCGCTGACGTGGATTCGACGCCGGTGCGGCTCGCTGTCACCAACACCACGGACGCCGACGGCGGCGGGAACATGATGTCCAAAGAGATGGGCAAGGCACTGATTCCGCTCTACGCCACGGCGCTGACCCGCTGCGTGGGGCGCGAGGACTACGAGGTGAACGCGCTTCGGATGCCGACGGTGGGCCGGGTCTTCATGGCTGTCTCGGACATCGATTCGACGGTTGACGAGAACTCCGGGATCCTCTACATCATGCCCAACTCGACAGAGGCAGAGACAGCTTCTGCTGTGCTGATTTTGCAGGCCTACACCTACCTCGAAGACAACTATCCATGGCCCGCCACCTTCGATTTCCAGGTGCAGGCTGCGATTTTCAAGACGGTGGACATCACTGCCCGGGTGTGGTTGCACCAGGGCACCACTCCCTCTGTGGCGCGGGCCAATATTCTGGCTGCGCTGCAGGCGCTCTTCCGGCCGAACGACTCGGACGGGACGGTGAACGACGCGATCAACTTCGGGTACTACTACCTCGACGTGGATGGAGATCCCGATCCTGCTCTCACATGGGGAGACATCTACACCACGGTGAAGCTCGCCTCTGGGGTCCGCAAGGTCGAGGAGGACGACTTCATTCCCATCGACGACGTGGTCCTGACACTGCGCGAGTTCCCGAAGCTCGGAACGCTGACGCTCATCGATGGCGACACAGGGCTGGCGATTTGATGGCTGTCCTCAACGGCGACTGGAGCGTGGGCGGGCCCGGTCCCGGGGACGCCGACGCGTGGGTGCTCTCGGGGATTCCCAAAGGCGAGTACTGCGCTGAGTACACCGAGACGGACCCGCCGGTCGCCGGGGATCTTGTCGTGACTTGCCGGGACACATTCTCAGTTGAGGCAGTGGCTGATCCGATGCTGTCTGAATTGGCTGAGTACACTCAAAACGATCACGATGATCCGGACGACCGAGTCGAGGACTTCGAGGCCGAGTGGCCGGCCGGCGCGTGGTTCTATGATAACCTGGTGGGGATCGAGGGAGCGGAGTACGTGGATGAGGTTCTCGGCGGGACGCAGCCCGTGGAGGACTTCGAACTGGTACCGAGTGGGTTCGCTATTGCCGGTGCTCTCTACGCGGACGACGTCTTCGGTGGCACGCAGATCTACGAGGACTTCGAGCGAATTGCTGACGGCAGCATATTCCCCGCGACCAGTGCGATCTACGAAGGACCCTCCCTGTGGGAGAGCTTCAATATCCTGACCTTCTGGACCGATCCGGAAGATCAGATGACAACGATGTAGGGGGACGCCATGGGTGCAGCAGATTGGACAGTCTTCACGAACAGTTTGGATCCGGCGGTCTTGGATCGCGGGGCCACAGCGGGCTTCACTCCTCCGGCTGGTGGCGGGAGCTACGTCTACGGGTTCAACAGCCTCCAGATTGTCTCGGGAGCGTCCGCGCTCTTCACCAACCTGGTGAACTTCGCGCCGCACATAAACGGGTGTCGCCTCAACGGGGCGCTCCTGCGGCACACCTCTGGCGGGACGATCGGATTTTCGACGTTCTTGATTGCCTGTGCGCAGGGCCCGGACATAGCGGACAACGCGTATCTCTTTGGCCTCAGCGACAGCAATCCGGCGAAGATCATCTTGGCCAAAGGGGCCATCATCACAGGGGTTCCGGAGCCCGCCGATCCGAAGGTCATGCGGGTCAGCGACGAGTCTGTGGCGATAGCCACCTGGGCTCACCTGCGTATCGACATTATCCGGCAGCCAAACGACGACGTGCTCCTGAAGATGTGGAAGAACGATCTGACGGTCAACGACGTCGGTGTTCCGGTGTGGGAGGTCATCCCGGGCATGGCAGATTTCATCGACGACAATCTCGGCATTGCCACCGGCAGCGCGCCGTTCACCTCTGGTCGATCTGGCTACGGATTCGCCGCGACCGACGTGACCCGTCGTGGCGCCGTGGACCACGTGCAACTCTACCGCCAGCTCTAGGAGGACCCAGTGGCGCAGCCAGGCCCCCTCGCAGCCAAGGGCATCCTCCAGGGGCGTATTGCCGCTGCTTCGGCAGGATGGCCTGTGCGCTCTGGTACGGGGCCAGACGGTGCGTTCGTGAGCCAGGCGGGGAGCGAGTTCGTGATGGTGCTTGGGAGCCGTCGGGTAGCGGTGGACGTTGTGGCCGCATTCGCTGGGGAGGTCGTTCAGGTTGAGCAGACAGCGGACCTGTCCGATACCGAGGTCATCACCTTCGGGTACCATTTTCAGCAGGCGCCTGTGAACGCGGACGGGCTCTACTGGACCCTGGTTGTCCTTCTGGATTCGGTGGAGCGGTATCGGCACCAGCCAGCGCCCGGGACGGAGGCGTTCTTCACCCGCCGGCAGATCTACGTCGAGGACCTGGCCGGCGACCACGATATCACCATGCGCCTGCAACTCGAAGGATAAGATCCAATGGCGAACCCTCTTCTCACCTCAGCGTCTCACGAGGCAGCTACCGACACAGTAGCGGTTGTCTTCGACCAGGTGATGGAGATGCAGGGGGACCACTCGGTCCTCATCCCGTCGATGTGGCGTCTCCTTGTACAGGCGACTGGGCTGCCGGTGTCTGGGCTGACGATTATCGGCGTAGGGGAAGACCCAGCTTTCGGCGATGGGATGCACTTCCGGATCTCGTTCGTTGGCTCTCTCGCTGCGACGGTGGGGTACACCGCTGAGGCGAGCGGATCGATCTGGAGCGACGCCGGCGACCCCGTCAACGGGGGGGTAACTGATACGGAGAACTTCCTCGGGGTGGTTCTCGACGCTGCGGAGGACCACTACCTGCCGTCCCTGTATCTTGGGCGGCTGACCAACTCGAACCCAGGTGCGGCTTCACCGGTGATCCTCAACGAGGTCCCGGAGGAGAACTCACCGTTTGCGGACAAGGACGGATGGATCTCCTTCGAGGCCTTCCACCTGACCGGGATCTCTCTCCCGGGTGCAGTGATCACGGCGAACGGCTCCATTGCTTTCACAGGCTCCGCATGGCAGGCGGGATGGGAAGGCTATCTCGACACCCTCCCCGGGCCAGGTGTTCGGTTCAACTTTCATCGGCTGGTGGAGTTCGATCCCGCCGAGGTCGTGGAGGTGGTCGTCGAGATCCTTCCGACCGGCGTTGGTGGCGCTACCAACACCTCCTGGAAGTTCCAGATCGCTGAGGAGACCGCGCCGATCCCGCTGTCGGCTTCTGCCGATGATCTCCGATCGGTACGCGTGACGATGTCTGAGGCGGTGCTCTCCGAGGACCCGATCGGCGCAACCGACGCTCTCAACCCTACGAACTGGATCATTACCGGGGTGCCGCAACTCCGGTCGGACCGATATGTGCCAGCTCGGGTTTTAGACATCGTCGGGGTGACCAAGATCAGCAGTACGGTCTTCGTGCTCGCCCTGGACGACTACCTCTCGCCGGACGGGCTCTACGTGTTGCACCTTGAGAACGTAGTGGACCTTGCGTATCCGATTCCCAACGTGGTTATCCCGGGCGATCCCGCTGCAGTGCCCGATGAGTTGGTGAGCGAGGACCCGGTTCTGATTGGCCTCCAGGATGGGCAGGTGCAGTTCACCGCGGCCGGGAGGCGTCCGCGCTACAACCTGTTCATGCGGGCTGCCACAGCGGATGACCGCCGGCAGGACCTATCCGGGGACCTGCGACGGATCCTCGGGGTGCAGCAGGACACCCTGGATCTTGGGCTGATGCTCGCCGATTCGTTTCCGGAGGTCCTCGAGAATCCGGACACGGCTCCCGAGGAGTGGCTGGATCTGATCCTCGCCGATATGGGGAATCCGTTCCATTGGCTCGACCTGGACGTGGGCAAGAAGCGCGTGCTGGCAGTGAACCTTTGGTTCTTCTTCTCCCTCAAGGGGACGGCGGAAGGGATCGAGGCAGCGGTCCGGTTCCTCTTCGACCTGACCCCCGTGACGGTGGTCCCGGCGCTGCTGACGACGTTGACCCTCGGGGAGTTCGGTGGGGACGCAGGTGTCGGCGACGGGTCGGAGTTGGGAACGGAGGAGTGGATCCTGGGGCCGAGCGCTCTCTATGGGAAGTTCTCCTTCGACCTCGAGGTCCCTGTCGTCCTGGACGCTGAGACGAAATCGAAGGTGCGCATGGTGGTGGAATGGATGAAGCGCGCCGAGGAACATTTCGAGAACTTCATTGAGCCAGCGGTTCCCGAGGATGTGGACCACTGGGAAATTGGAATGTCAGAGCTAGACGTGGAAACTGATCTCCACTAGAATTTGAGGCGGGAGGGAAGCATGCGACTTTATGATTGGTTCTATCGGCAGCGGGTCACCGAGGGCGAGATGGACGCAGGATTCGGCGCGGTCAACACTGCGCTCTTGGCCATGCGGACCACGCAGATCGAGGGTGTCTGGATGGGTGCATTGTGGGGTGACCCTCCCCAGGGTGCTCCGCAGGTTCCGCAGGAGCATGCTCCGCAAAATATGACCGTGGACATCCCGGGCCCCCTGCGCGCGTGGGACTCCCTCGGGAATCTTCTGTTCGATCCGACGATTGCGATCAATGTCGATTGCAGCGCGGATTACCAGGGGCTACCCACAGCGGTCCTCCTGGACGTGAACGAGAAGCTGGTGACGATTTGCGTTGCGTTCGACTGGGTTCTTTCGGATCCCAGGGTAGACGGCAACGGCGACACGGTCTATTTCCAGAAGGACCCGTCTGTGGTCTATGAGGTGTACCAGGGGGCGGAAGCACTTATCGGTGCGGCGGTTGCGCCTGCCATTCCTGCTGATCGCGTTATCCTCTGCGACGTCATGCTGAACTGGAACGATCTCACGATTGCCAACGCGGATATCGATACGGATCGCTTGCAGATCGTGCGGAAGAACTACGACCAAAGTACGACGCTGGCGAATAACGGGGTGTACACCAATTTCCCAACGACGGGATTCAGCGCTGCATCTGGCCCAACGGTCGGCAATGCTTTGGACGAGATCGATGGCTGGATGACTGGGCACCTGGACGGGACCGGCCCCCACCACGATTCGGACGACATCGACTTCGACAACGTGGTCTCCGGGCTGGCGGCGACGGATGTGAAGGGCGCCCTGGACGAGATCGACAATACGGTGGATGGGCTGGTGTCCGGTGCCGCAATGTGGGATACCGACGTGCGGTTCTCCGGCCTGATGGTGGACCCCAGCACAAACCAGGCCCCGGTGAATGGGGAGATCCAGTTGTGGGATACGGCTGGGCAGTTGTACTTGCGAGGGGACGACGGCGCTGCGGCCACGGACTACTCCACCCTGCTATTCTCGCCTTTGGCGGACGGTGGGCTGCTTTTGACGCAGGCGGACAACGCGGCGAACAACGGAATCTTCTTCGATGTCCAGGCGAATTCGGACGCGTATGCTGGATTGGTCCACAATCTATTCGACGACGGTGGTACCCCGTCTGGCCTGTCTTGCTACGTGGGTACCCCCGTGGATCTTTCCGTGGCCCTATATGCGGAGACGGCAAAAGGGCTGGCGATCAACGCGTTCTTTGGCGGGCTGAACGCCAGCGATCCATTCGGTGTCAAGGTGCAAAACCGGGGGGCGGATTCGGCCAGCTCCAGTTGGGGGGTGTCCGTTTCGGATGAGTCCGGGTTCGCTGAGAATCCGGCCAAGGGCCACGGTTTTCACGCCTTCACGAGGAGTGCCCAGTACGGTACTGCGTCCTACGGCGCGTGGTTGGAGAACAACGACGCGGGAGCGAACGGGTACCAGACCCTGCATTTGCTGCCAAAGGACGGCCTGGGGATCTATTCCCGGCAGGACGGTGGCTATTTCTTCGACGTGGCGATTGACGGCGCAGGGGCCCTCGGTGGGTTGGTGGCTGGCACCGGCCCGGTCGGTGGACTGTCGATCATTACTGTGGACGGTACCACGTATGGCCTCAATCTTTATCCAGACGATCCCCTGGACACCTTCACTGCCCTGCTGCGGATGGCGCAGACTGCGACCGGGTTGCTCCTGTCCGGCCTGATGGATCCGGCGCAGGATTCGATCGAGTTGACGAGCAGTGCCGTTGTTGGAGATTCAGCGAAGGCCGGGATCAAGGTCGATTATACGCTGGCTACGACCAACGATCCGGTGCCGTTCTGGGGGGTCTGTCGCACGCATGCGGGGTACGCGTTCTACGCGGAGAAAGGCGCGTATGCGATGCAGTCCCCTATCGACACCGACGTGTTTACTTGGGGCGCCCATGACGCAGCGACGTGGGATGACCAGTATTGGAATGCCTTGCTGACCGGAGCTCCTACTGGGATTGCATGCGACTACGTGAAATTGGCAAAGGATCTGGAGATTCCGGCGTCTGTCTTGCAGCGCAACCACGTGACGAAGCGTCGGATAGCCACTGCCTGGGCTCAGGTCGCAGATACCGGGGCGCTGGTTGGCGGGCACTTCAATGTGCTAAGTGTGACCAGGACGGCGGTGGGCGTGTACGAGATTCTCCTGGACATCGACGGGACACCCACGGGGCGATCCGTCCAGGTGACTACTAGCACCCGCGGTACCGCGACTGAAATGTTCTCCGCTTCGGTGGTGAACCCGCTTGCGAGTCCGATCGTGGTCAAAATTCAGAGCGTGCTTGATTCTGGTGGTGGAAGCTGCGCGGTGGCGCTGATCAACGAGGATTTCACTTTTACCGTGTTCCAGGACCGATAGTCTGACCAGGAAGGTGCGCCCATGCGATCACGGATGGGACAGCAACGCAGCAGCAGCGGGAGAAGCGGACGTGGACCTTCAGGAGATCAGGCAATTCTTTCAGACGGTGGGGTTCCCGGCAGCGGTGGCGATCTACCTGCTGTGGCGAGTGCAGCCCCTGCTCCAGAAATTGATCGACGTGAGCCAGCGCACCTTGGCAGTGGTGGAGATCATGGCCACGCTGAAGTGCGCGAAGGACGATCCGGTGGCACTGGAACGGATCCGGCGGATTGCCGCTGGTGAGAAGGAGGGGCCCTGATGGGAACGATCTTGTATTTCGTCCTCTTCGGGGCACTGGTGTTCGTGGTGGAATTCAGGCATACCAGGATGCGGTCCACCTGGGATGATCTGGCTGACATGCTGGGGCGAGCTGAGTCAATGGAGATAGAGGCGTGGGTGCCGACGTCGGTGCCCATTGGTAGCGGTAGAGAACAACGGAGGGAGATCATGCGACGATTAGGAATGACGATGGTGATCCTGGTGGGCCTGGTGCTGTGGCACGCGTTCGTGGTGCCGCCTGTGCGCGGCGAGGACGTGACCACTGCGGCGGTGACGGAGTCCCCGGAAGAGGCGGCGGAGATCCGTGGCCTGGCGAATCTGCTGTCCGGCGATGCGGCGGCTGCGGAGCGGGAGTTGGAGGTGCCTGGCGATTGCTGGGCGATCAGTGCAGGGGCCGAAGTTCCGGAAGCCTGCCCGCCGGGAGTTCCTGCTGGTACTCTGATTGACGCAAGCCTGGAAGAGACGGCTGGGGTTGTAACTCTGGAAGATGACCCGCCTGACGATGTGCCGGACGAGGCCATGCCGATCGGTGAGACCGCCTTGAATGAGGACATCCCCGACGACTCAATCCCACCGATATCCGAACAGCCTACAGCGACAATGGAGGAGGAGCTCCCCGCTGCCGAGGTAGACCCCGATTCGGATGCTGACATGAAGGAGGTCATGGACGCTACTGGCGTGCTGATCCAAGCCATCAAGGACAAGGACGCACTGGCGATTACGCTGGGGATCTTCCTGATTCTGTTTGCTGTGTTCCGTCTGCGTCCTGTGCGTGACAGTCTGGGCCAGTGGATCCCGGAGAAGTGGTACCGGGTGATTCCGATCGGGCTGGCTGTGGTCCTGGGGATCCTGGTGGCGATTGCGGCCGGAGGCGATCCCCTGGGGTCCGTGGTGAAGGGCCTGGCTGGTGGTGGTGGGATCGCGGTGATCTACGCGGCGATCGTGGCCGCGTCAAAGAAGAAGGCTGCCAGCGATGCGTGAGCAGTTTCACCTGGCCGCGTCTGCCGGGCAAGTGGGGACCACGGTTGCGATCGTGATCCTGTCCCTGTTCGTGCTGGGGCTTGTGGTCCTGGTGATCGTGATGGCTGTGCGGGCACGCCGGGCAGCCTACCAGGAGTACCTGGCCAGGAAGGGGCGGGTTGCCGCGGAGGACAAGGCGGCCGGCGCGAGGGCGGAAGCCGACGCGGCGAAGATGCCAGCCGAGGATCTGTTGGACGCGGTGAGTGACAACCTGAACGGACCCGCCGGTGCGATCGCATTCGTTTTGGGTGCCACGGTTGCAGCGCTGGTGGCACTGAGCGCCGTTCCAGCCTGGGCTGCCCTCCCGTCCCCGGTGGACCCGGAAGCCGTTACGGAGGCAGCCACGGCCCCGGTGGTCCCTGACGAAGTGGAGACCCCTGTTGATTACTTCCCCCCGTACCTGTTGCGGGGCGGGGAGACGGTAGATCCAGCGGAGGTCTTCGGGTTCCACCGTTACGACGTGGAGAAAATCTACGCAGGGCAGGAACGCCTGAAGTCCTGCCGGAAGAACCTGGACGAATGCCTGGACATTGAGCCCCCGCCGAACCCGATCGTGGGGTTCCGGTGGGGGTGGCTGGAGACTGCGGTGGGTGTCGCTGCCGGTGCGGCCCTGACCGTTGGCGTCATCTTCGCTGTTCAGGCGGGTACCAAGTAGCTTTCCCCTCTCTTTCTTCCTCGATTGAATCCTGAATTCGACGATCAATCGACGAGCGCTCGACGAATTGTCTTGACTCTTCCTCGGTGGCGAATCTACAGTGCCCGTGGTTGGAGGCCAGCGCGATGACGCCCCGGATGGTGAGGGACCTTCCAGGGCGCCGGGCCTCGTAGACGAAGGGGATCGTCTTCGATGACCATCTTGTATCTCAATTCGCACATCGCTGTCAATAGAGGCCGGTCGTGACGGTTCGGATTCTGGTGGGGGATTGCATCGAACGGCTGCGCGAGCTACCTTCCAAGTCCGTCCATTGCTGCGTGACGAGCCCGCCTTATTGGAGATGCAGAGACTACGGGGTAGAGGGCCAGTGTGGCGCAGAGAATGACCCTGATGCCTACATCGCCAAGATGGTTGAGGTGTTCGATTATGTGCATCGGGTACTTGCCGACGACGGATCCCTGTGGCTCAACATAGGCGAAAAGTGGTCTTCTGGCGGCTGCGGTGGTGGAGGCAAGCTCAAAGGCCGGAAGGCATGGGGCGGCATTGTAGACAATCTCGGGTGGCGCAAAGCCCCTGACGGCTACAAGGACAAGGACGTGACGCTGCTCCCGTCCAAGGTCTTCGATGCTCTGCGTCAGGCTGGATGGTATCTGCGGATCGTGATTGCATGGGACAAGAAGCGGAGCGCTGAACCAGCCAGGCCCGACAGGGTGAGCCAGTCCCATGAGTACGTCGCCCACCTGGTCAAATCGAAGAAATACTATTGGCCCGAAGAGGTCAAGGAATCGTGGCGATACAAATCATGCTGGCAGATATGCCCCGATGGGACTGCTCTGCATCCGGCGATGATGCCAGCCGAGCTGGCGCGACGGTGCATTGAGTTGGGTTGTCCTCCTGGCGGCACCGTCCTTGACCCATTCTTCGGAGCCGGGACCACGGGCCTTGTTGCAGACAAGCTGGGTCGCGATTGTATCGGGATCGAACTGAATCCAAAGTACGCAGAGATGGGCCGGGATCGGATCAACGGCGAGGCGCCGCTTTTCTCCCCGGCGATGATCGTAGAGGAGGACAAATGAGACTGACGAAGGAGATCCTGGCCCGCGCGGCTGAGTGCCCCCGGGCTGCCGCGTTCCTGGCAGAAGGAAAGGTCCGCACCGAGGAGACGGCAGCGGAGTGGATGAACCATGTCTTCCGGGAGGTGCGTGACGTGCTCCTGGACGCGGCCCAGGAGATCCTGAATGAGGGTCCTCCGGTCTGGGTGGCATTCGGTGACGAGATGGACCACCGCCTGAATGTGGAACTGCGGACGTTCTTCGACGGAGACGGGATGCGCCCGCGGCCCGGGGGATCGATCCGGAACCTCTCTGGCCGCGGTGTCGAGCGGGACGTCGGGACTGTCCACGGGGTCCTTCGTCAAATGCTCGAGAACCTTGTCTTGCAGGTGATGGGGATCGCCAAGCGCCACCCTGGGAAAGTGAAGTTCGGTGGGCCTTTCGAGTTCCAGGCCACGACCATGGGGACTGGGTGCTGGTACGAAGGGATCGTACACGCGGTGGCAGAGGACACGAGGGACCTCTACCTCTTCGAGCCCATCGGTCGGCGCGGTAACGAGGCGATGATAGTCGAGGGCTTCGGTGCCGTCCTCGAGGCGGGCTTCTTCGACTGCCAGAGCATTCACGGGATCGGGATCCTGCGTACGCTCGAGGACGGTGCAGCGGAGGTCGATCGGACGGTGTCGCTAGAAGAGCAGGTGAGTGCGAGAGGATCGGCTGGTTGGTTCCAGGGCGCCATCATGCGACAAGTCCGGAGCTTCCGGTGCCAGACAGCGTTCGGGAAGTGTGAGTACCAGGGGATCTGTCGCGGGGTCGAGAGCTGCGTGGACGGTGCCCCCAAAATTATCACCATCAAGGAGGACTGAGCCATGGCCGACGACAAGAAGACAACCCAGGATCCCGGGCGCGAGATGGTGCCCGCTGGTCAGACCCGGACGGCAGTGGTGCCTGCGGAGGTGGTCGAGGCCATGAGCCTCGTGAAGCAGGGGATGGAGGGGGGACACAACGTCCTCGTGACCCCGGCGATGCTGCAACGGTGTCCAGCGATGTTCACCCCCGCGGTGACCGCTGTCTCGGTGCCGTCCACCGACCCCCGGGACAATTGGGTTTACAAGATCCCAGGGGGCGGCGAGCTGGGCCTGTCGAAGCCCATGCTCCTGAAGCTGTCGGCGGCCTCCGGTGTGACATTCATCCCGGAGAAGAGCGGGCGCCTGGATGATTGGCTGAATCCACACTACTGCCGGTACCGAGTGGTCGGACAGATGACGACGTTCGACGGTACCCCCATAGAGATGATGGGGACGAAGGAGATAGACCTGCGAGACGAGTCGCCGCTGGTGCGGAACATGCATAGGGCCGCGCAGAAGACGGAGGACTACTACGCGAAGCAGGACAAACGCCAATCCAAGAAGGTCGACGCCTGGGAGCGGGTGTGGGCGACGCGGGAGCACATCGAATCCATGGCTGAGACGAAGGCGATGCTGCGGCTGATCCGTGCCCTCCTCGGGGTGAAGACTTCGTACGGAGCCGCCGAGTTGAAGAAGCCGTTCCTGGTGATGAAGATGGTCTTCTCCCCGCCGGACGACCCGGAGATCAACCGGATGATCGCGGCGAAGGCGCTAGGGATGACGGACCTCCTCTACGACGGCGGACGCGCAACAGGAGAGCAGCCCGCTCGCCCCGCACTGCATGGGGCGTCGGACCCAGCGGTACGCCAGGGGGTCGACTCGGTGGCTTTTCCCGACGAGGCGGAAGCGCCTCCCAACGAGGATGCGGACCTCGTTAGCGCGCCGGACGACGACGGTCCCCCCGGGCGGGTCATCGATGCCACGCCACCCAGGGAGCAGGACTTCCCGGACGCTGGTGACGGCCGCCCCGCGCCCCCCCACGCAGCGGGTGACACTGCCACGGCCGCCCCGAAGGCCAGCGTCCTCCGGTGCGAGTGTGCGTGCGGATGCACCGAGGAGGTCACGGAGAAGCAGGCCAGATGGACGGCGGGCAAGGTCGGCGTGCGGCTTTGCGGCAAGTGCTATCCCGACTCGCCCAACTACGACTATGAGCGGCACCAAGGGACGGAGGGATAGGGCATGTTGAAGTACCTGCACTACGCGGACCTCCACATCACAGAGGGGCCACGCCTCGAGGACCAGGAGCACGTCCTCAAATTCATCGAGGCGACAGCGAAGCACGAGGACGTGGACCTCGTCCTGGTGGCCGGTGACCTCTCCAACCAGATCCCGCGCCGGGCGACCCCGCGGGAGCGCGAGGTCGTGCGGATGCACTTCCAGCGGCTGGCAGAATTGTGCCCGGTGGTGGTGGTCCGCGGGAACCACGATTACCATCTGGACTGGGAGTTTTTGAACGACATCGAGTGCGATCAGGGCATTCACTACATTGAGCGCGCCCAAGCCGTCCGCGTGATGACGCGTTCCGGTGTCGAGATCCATGTCCTCGCCGTACCGTGGCCAGACCGCGGGGCCCTGGCAGACCAGGTCGAGGGGGGGCGGGACGACATCAGCGAGGTGATGCGGCGCGCCGTCCGCGGGATCCTGCAGGGCCTGGAGATGGAGAGCCGCGGGAAGCTCCGGGTGGGGCTCGCTCACTGCAACCTCGTCGGTACGACCATCGACAACGGGCAGCCCCTCATCGGCGACGACTTCGAGCTGGGCGTGGAGGACCTCGCACCCATCGCACCACTCTGGTGCCTGGGGCACATCCACAAGCACCAGATCCTGGATGCGACTGGATCCAAGATGGTGTTCGCCGGGGCCCCGATGCAGCACAAGCACGGGGCGGTCGCGCCCAGGGTGATCTGCATCCACGAGGTGGACCGGGAGACTGGCGACCCCATCAAGACAGTGACGGTGGACACCCCGTACCGGCCACTCCGGACGGTGGATCTCTGGTTCCTGGACAGCGAGAGCGGCCCTGGCTACTACCTCGACGAGACCGCCACAGACGACGCTCTCTGGGTCACCGGGAACATCGGGGAGGACGACGTGGCCGAGGTGGTGTCGGGCGCTGAGGTCCGGATCCGAGTCTACTACCAGGAGGCGCTGGCCGAGGCCTTCGACCGGCGTGCGATTCGGGACCGGGTCCTGGCGCTTGGTGCTCTCGCGGTGAAGCTCGAACCAACCCCGCTCTCGGAGGTGAAGGTCCGCGCCCCGCAGATCGTGGAGGTGACGAGCCTGGTTGACAAGGTCCGGGTCTACCTTGAAGAGAAGGGCAAGGTGATGGAGGGCGAGGCCGCCGAGCTGCTGGCCGCGGCTCTGGACATGCTGGAGACCAGGGAGCCCTCTGAGGTTCTCGAATACATCTCGGGGAGGATCGCCGAGTTGGAGGAGGGGCTGATATGAGATTGCTACGAGTCCACTTGAAGGACCTCGGACGGTTCCGGGGAGAGCGCACCATCGACTTCTCGGCGATCCCGGACGGTCTGGTCTGCTTCGTGGGACCGAACGGCGCAGGCAAGACCACCCTCCTGGAGGCGACTGCGCCTGCTGCCCTCTTCCGGGAGTTCCCCACCAGGCTCCCGGGGGGATTCCTCGACCTCGTCAACAGCCGGGATGCGGTCCTCGAGGTGGAGTTCGAGACTGGCGCCGGGGACCAGGTGCGGTTGACCCTCCGCGGCGACAAGGGAACGGCCAAAGGGAAGGGGAAGCAGGAGTGCTACGTCCACAAGAACGGGGTCCTGGTCGGTGACACCGAGGGTGGAAAGACCGGCCCCTACGACGCATGGATCCGCGAAAACATAGTGTCCCGAGCGATGTTCTACTCCAATTGGTTCGCTGTCCAGAAGCCCGGGATGCTGAACGGGGTGGGCCAGTTCCAGACCCTCGGCAAGGCTGACCGCTCGGCACTCTTCACGGAGATGCTGGGGATCGGTCACCTGCAAGCGATGGCGAAGACCGCCGGGGATGGAGTGGCATTGCTGGCCCCTCTGGTGAACCGCTTTTCCGAAGCGCTCGATTCCAGCCAGGCAAGGATGGAGGAGGCTGGCCGGCTCACCGACGAGTTGAGCGGGGCACGTATGGGGCTTGAGGATGCCACTGCCAGGCTGCGGGATGCGAAGGCCACGCTCTCCGATGCGATCCAGCAGCGGGATGCTCTGCGCGAGCAGAACGCGGCGGAGTCGGCGCGGGCCGCTGCGGTCAGGGAGAAGCGTGATCGCTTGGCCGGGCGCGAGGTGGATCTCGAAGCTGTCGAGAACGACCTCGTCCAAATCGGGACGGCTCTTGAGAGCGCTGATGATTTGCGGGCAGCGGCAAAGGAGGTCAAGGCTCTCGATGCACGACGGGCAGACCTGCGGGTGGAGTACCAGCGGGAGAATGGCGTCCTCGAGCGCTTGAAGGATCAGCGCACGGCGGCGCGGTCGCAGGTCAACATCCAGACCGAACGGGTCCGGGAGTCGAAGACCACCGCTGCAGCGGGGGTGGCCGCTGCAAAGCGGCTCGCAGACGAGTTCGGAGACCTCCCCGAGTTGGAGGTCCTGAAGGCGGCAGTGCAGGAGGCAGAGGTCTTCCTCGTTTCGAAGCAAGAGGCAGAGGAAGCGGCGCTCACAGCGAAGCACGCGGCTGCCGAGACCCAGCGGGACCTCGAGGCCGCGGTTGGCCGGCTCGAGGCTGCGGAGTTGGATTCCAAGACCCTCGGCGAGGTGCCATGCGAAGGGAAGGACGACTTCGCTTCCTGCCAGTTCCTGGTGCGCGCCGGCGAGGCAGCCGAATCATTGCCGGCCATTGAAGTGGAGGTGGATCGGCTCAAGGCAGAACTGGAGGCGTTCGGTGCTGCCGACGATGTCCACCGGGATTCGGTGTCGAGTCGGACAGAGGCAAAGCGGATCCTCACAGAGAAGCGTGCCAGCCTCGAAGACCGCAACGGGAAGCAACGGCAGATCGACGATCTGCAACGGAAGGTCGACCAGGCGGCAGAGAAGAGCGATGCGCTGACCGAGGCTCAGGCCAAGCTCGCAGAGGTAGAGGAGGCCCGGGTCGAGGTAGAGGCAGCGGTTCCCGGGCAGGATGACAAGCTGGCCGGGATCCTGACCAGCGGACAGGGCATCGCCGCCGACCTGGAGGAAGCGAAGAAACGCGCCACCGGGGCCGATAAACTCGGTGGCCTCGAGGTGCGCAAGGAGGAGAAGGAGTCCCGCACCGCGGAGCTGCGTGCCGAGATCGATGGGCTTCGCACGGAGTTGGCCGAGGCCCCCGACCCCGGCACGGATATCGCGGACGACCTATCCATGGCAGAGCATGCCAGCGTGGAGGCCCAGGGAGCCGTTGACACGGCAGACGGGGAGGCGCGGGACTACCAGACCACCATCGACCGGAAGGAGGCTGTGCTTGCCACCTTCGGGGACCTCGATGCGAAGCGTGCGGGCCTTCAAGATAGAAGCCAACGGCTGTCGACCGAGATCGGGGTGTGGGCAACGCTGGCACAGGCCCTCGGCCGTAACGGCATTCAGATTCTGGAGATCGACGCTGCGGGTCCGCGGGTGGCCGAGGTGGCGAACCAGCTCCTGGCAGAAACACTCGGCACCAGATTCCGGATCGAGATCATTACCGCCAAACTACGCCGGTCGACGAAGGCGGGCGAGGACCCATACAAGGACGTTTTCTCCATCGATGTCCTCGACGGGAAGCTCGGGATCCGGCAGGACATCCGAAACACCAGCGGCGGCGAGGAGGTGTTCATCGCCGACGCGCTGCGGGAGGCCCTGACCATCGTAGCCAACGAACGCCGCACTGATCCGATCCTCACCCTGTGGGGGGATGAGCCGACCGGTGCTCTCCACAGGGACAACGCGGCCAGATATGTTGAGCGAAAGCGGGCGGCTATGCGCATCGGCGGGATCCGTCACATGGTGATGGTCTCACACCAGCGGGAGATCTGGGAGCATGCCGACTGGATCATTGCCTTCGACGATGACGGAGCGATCGATTCCATGCCGACAGCCGAAGCAATCAAGAGGAGGGTGGCGTGAGGAAGCGAACGATATGGGCCGGCAAGGCCCAGCGGGATCCGCTGTTCGGCGGGCTCCCCATTGAGACCAGGCATGCCTACTGGACTCTGCAGTGTTATGCGGACGACGATGGCAGGATCCTCTGGAATCCGATGTATATCAGTACCTGCCTGAGTTTCCCCGGGGTGGCGGTGAGCGAGGTCGATGGGATGATGGCCAGCCTCGTGGCTGCGGGTCAGGTGCTCACCTACGAGCACGGCGTAGCGATCTACGCGGTCTTCATCCACTGGAGCACCGAGCAGAGCGTTGACCGCCCTGGTCCGCCGAAGTGCCCCGATCCCCCCGAGGCGATCCAGGAGGCCCGCTCGCAGCGACGCTCGCGCTTGAGGGCGGAGGGTCCTCCGCCACAGGCTGCTGCAAAGAAAGACCTCCTGGGCGCAGAGCCGTCTGTGCCGAGTGGAGACCGGAAGGCGGCAGAGCGGAAGACCCAGGCGCAGGAGGCAGAGGAGGCGGCCCTCCAGGAGGTCTACGGCTTCTACTGCCAGGCATTCCAGAAGACGGGGCAGTATGTATTCTCTGCCGCAAGGCGCAATGCGATCCGGCAGCAACTCCGAGATGGCTACGATGTGAAGGCGTGCAAGCGGGCCATCATTGGGAATCTGCATTCGGCATGGCACCAGGGAGCCAACGACCGGAAGACCGCGTACAATGATTTGGTTTTCATCTTCAAGGACGCCTCGAGGGTGGACGACTTCCTGGATAAATTCGTCAGGGCGAAGAAGGCCCACGACGCTGGGGCGCCCATGCCCGGTGCTGACACCGATGAGTCCGACCACCAGAGCGGCGAGGGTATCCTGGCTGGAATTTTCCAAGACGGGGACGAGTAGCACGTGGACAAGACCAAATTCTTGCAGTACGCGAAGCGGAAGTCGTGGAAGGTCCAGGATTCCGATGAGCCGTCGAAGGTCGTGATTTCTCCCTGCCCTCTCTGCGATGGTCCCGGTCCCCTTGTGGTCGATTTCCACAGCTCGACTTATCGCTGCAATGGCTGCGGCGATGGCGAGGAGGGGGATCGTTCGTCGATTGCGAGACTCTTCCACATCATGGGTGATCTCTCTGCCCTGCTTTCCGATGGCGGTCAGCAGACGAAGACCAGTCGTCCCAGTGGACAAATGCTGGCGACCTACCAGCAGGCCCTGCTGATCGGCGAGCGGTTCGAGGACGTGCGGGTGTTCCTTGCTGGGCATGGGATCGAGCAGGATGACTGGAGTAGGTTCGGGCTCGGGGCAATGGAGAAGGGCGGAAAGCTGTCTGTGGCTATCCCGGTGAACCGAGGCCAGGAGCTGATCAATATCTGCTTCTTGCTCATCGAGGATCTGGCGAAGCGTGGTGCTGCGGTGAAGGGGGACTACCTCTACGTCCCCGGCGGTGGCAGCCTCGAGAAGGTGATCCTGGTGCCGACCGAGCTAGACGCCATAGCGCTCCACATCCAGCGGGTGGGTGTCGGGGTGGCGCTTTCGAATTCAACCCCGAAGGCGAAGGCGATGGAGCTGCTCGCCGTGTGCAAAGACATCGCGATCCTGGGGTTCCAATACGACCGGGCCCGGGAGTTGGCGGAGCGTCTTGGGGCACACCGGTGTCGCATTGTCGACAGCGAAACCAGCCCCCTGATGACCATGGCTGCCGGGGTGCCTGGCAGTGGAATAATCGACGCTGTCCGCGCCGCCCGCGGCCTCCTGGACCACCGGATCGCCAGCCCAGAGGAATACCTGCCACGGATGCTCGAGCGGCTCAAGCGCCCAGAGGGTCGCCGCGGGGTGTCGACCGGCTGGGCGAACCTGGATCTCGTTTTCGGTGGATGGCGCCGGCACGAGTTTACCATCGTTACTGGCGGCACCGGCGGTGGGAAGACGACGTGGATGAAAAGTGTCCCGCTGAACCTTGCCCGGGCTGGATTCCCTGTGGTGATTGGATCCTTCGAGAATGGTCCCGAGAGCATCATGGACAAGATGGTGATGGAGGTCACCGAGCGGAATCTCGACGAGTGGACTGAGGAGGACATCCGGAACGGGGTGGCGCAGATCGAACGTCTGCCGCTGAAATTCTTCGATGTCCATGGCCGCATCGAGTGGGACGTTTTGAAGGACCTGATCTACCTGGCGATCAATCGCTTCGGTCCATACATGATCGTGCTCGACAATCTTGGGTGGTTCGTGAAGACGGCGAGGCCGGAGCACGAGCGATATGAGATCGAGCGGGTGTGCCAGGATCTGAAAGAGATTACGCAGATGACGGGGGTACATATCGTCCTGATCCATCACCCCCACGCGCTCAAGGAATCGAATCCGATTGTCTCAATGAACGACCTGAAGGGAAGCTCCGATATTGAGAAGCTGATCGACAACGGGATCACAATCTGGCGGCCGCGCGTGACCGACACGAAGGCCAGCACTCGTTCCATGGGCATGCCGGCAGGTGTCCCGAAGACAGTGGTGCTCGGTGTGGTCTGGAAGGTTCGGAGCGACGCCGGGCAGGAGGGTCGGATCTTCTGGGACTTCGATACCAGGACCACGACCTATCGGGTGCTGACCGAGGACGAGATGAAGGCGGCTTCAATCGAGGCAGCGCGGGCAAAGCGGAAGAAGAAGAAGGGAGATGGTACGGATCAACTCCCTCTCAGTAGTGGCGGGAAGGGAAGCGAGCTCCCCACCGAAAAGGACCACTTCGCGGGGCTGGAATAAAGCAGGAGGCTACAATGGTTGAGCGGGGCGAGAAGGGCGAGGTCGAAGGAACGATCCTCGATTTTATTTACAGGGACGAGGAGAGCCACTTCACCGTGGCCCGCGTGGACGTGGGCGGTGGGCGCGAGGAGAAGATCGTGGGCAAGCTGCCGGGGGTCCTACCCGGTGAGCGGATCAGCGCGCAGGGGACGTGGAAAGACAACGAACGCTTCGGCGGTCGAGACCTCCAGGTCACCGACTTCGAGGTCACAGAGCCCCAGGGTATCCAGGCGATCACCAAGTACCTGTCCTCGGGGATGGTCGCAGAGATCGGCCCCGTGATGGCCGGGCGGATCGTCAATGCCTTCGGGCTGCAGACTCTCGACGTGATCGAGGAGCATCCAGAGCGCCTCCGGACGGTCGAAGGGATCGGCCCGAAGAGGGCGGCAGCGATCTCCGAGGCTTGGAAGAAGCAGCGCCGGATCAAGGACGTGATGGTGTTTCTCTTCAAGGTCGGGATCTCGGCTGCATACGCAGCGCGGGTCTTCATGCGCTACGGCGACACCACCGTCGACCTGGTGAAGACGAATCCATACCTGCTGACGATGATCGACGGGATCGGATTCAAGCGAGCGGACGCGGTGGCCAGGCGGATGGGGATCCCGACGACATCCCCGTTCCGGGTGCAGGCAGGGGTCGAGTTCGTCCTTGGCGAGGCCACGAAGAACGGGCATTGCTTCCTGACGGTCAGCAAGCTCCACCAGGACGCATGCAGGCTCCTGGGGGTGCCGGTCGAGAACGTGGATGAGGCGCTGCGGTCGATGGCCCGGACCGCGAAGATCAAGGTGGAGGGCGACCTCGACACGGGAACCACCGGCGTCTACCTGACCACGCTCTACCACGCGGAGAGCAAGGTGGGTTCGACCCTGGCTGCGATGGCGAGGCTCCCGATCGAAGGTGTCCGCGGTCCGAACAGGCAGGAGGTCGAGGGGCACCTCGGGTTTGAACTCTCGGATACCCAATGGTCGGCGGTGGTGCAGGCGTCGATGAAGCGGGTCGTCGTGGTGACCGGCGGGCCCGGGACAGGGAAGACCACTCTAGTCAAGGCGATCCTCTACGTGCTCCAGGCGCAGCGTGTTGGGGTCCTCATGGCCGCGCCGACGGGCCGCGCAGCGAAGCGGATGCAGGAGTCGACCGGGTGGGATACCAGGACGATCCACCGGCTGCTCGAGTACCACCCCGACGAGGGCTGGCGGGTCAACAGGGATTCCCCCCTCCCGAGCGGCATGGTCATCGTCGACGAGGTTTCGATGATGGATATCAACCTCGCCTATCGGCTGGTGGACGCTCTCACCACGGAGAACCGGCTGGTCCTGGTGGGTGACGTGGACCAGCTCCCCAGCGTCGGGCCCGGCGCTGTGCTGCGAGACACGATCGACTCGGGGGTCGTCCCGGTGATTCGGCTCGACGTGATCTACCGGCAGGCGGCGGGGAGCATGATCATCGCGAACGCCCACCGGGTGCAGGCGGAGGAGAAGCTCGCCTGGGAGCCCGAGGACGGACAGCGGTGGGACATGAGCTTCCTCGAGACGGACGAAAACCAGTCTGCTGCGCAGGTACAGATCCTCACCGCGTTACGCCAACTCAAGGATGAGGGCTTCGACCCGATCCGTGACGTGCAGATCCTGACCCCGATGCGGAGGGGGGACATCGGAACACAGGGCCTCAATGCCCTCCTGCAGGGACGGCTAAACAAGGGCGGCCGGGCGGCGATGAAGTTCAAGGACGGGACCATCTTCCGGGTCGGCGACAAGGTGATGCAGATCCGGAACAACTACGACCTGGACATCTACAACGGGGACGTCGGGACCGTGGTGGGGTTCCAGGAGAAGCCGTTCCGGATGGACGTCGAGATCGACGGGCGGGTGGTTGAGTACAGGCGGGACCAGGCATGGAGCTTGCAGTTGGCCTACGCCGCTACGATTCACAAGAGCCAGGGGTCGGAGTATCCCGCGGTGATCGTGGTGGTCCACTGGAGCCACTACATTATGCTGGCCCGGAACCTCTTCTACACAGCGATCACGCGCGGGCGCCGGCGGGTGGTGGTGGTCGGGATGCGGAAGGCGCTGGGTCGCGCATGCAGCAACAACCGGCCGGTCGAGCGAAACACCAATCTCGTGACCCGGCTCCAGAGCCCGAAGCCCCAGGGGTTGTTCGACGCGGCCGATGGAGTGGCGCTGTGATCGACAGGAGGGAGATCAAGCACTTCCACCTGTTCTGTGGACTGGGTGGAGGGGCCAAGGGGTTCAACGCAGGCCAGGCCCGGGTGGGACGGGTGACGGCCAAGTTCCGCTGCATCGGCGGGGTGGACACCGACCGAGCTGCTCTTGCCGACTTCCGGGTCCTGGCCGGGGTCCCGGGCACGTATCTGGATCTCTTCGACCGGGATCAGTACATCGACTGGCACGGCCACGAGCCACCCGACGACTGGCGGGAGGCCTCGCCCGAGGATCTCCAGCGCGCTGCCGGCGGCAGACGTCCGGACGTCGTCTTCACGAGCCCGCCGTGCAAGGGCTACTCGGGCCTCCTGAGCGCGGCCAAGAGCGGGAGCGACAAGTATCAGGCGCTGAATCGGCTCACCATCCGGGGCTTCTGGCTTGCGCTCGAGGCGTGGAAGGACGACCCGCCCGCGTTCTTCATCATGGAGAACGTCCCCAGGATCCTCACCCGCGGCAGGCACTTCCTGGATCAGATCATTGGGGTCCTACAGCAGTACGGGTACGCGGTCGCCGAGACGACCCACGACTGCGGCGAGCTCGGGGGACTGGGGCAGAAACGCAAGCGCTTCCTCCTGGTGGCTCGCCACCGCGAGAAGGTGCCGCCCTTCCTCTACGAGCCGCCGAAGAAGAAACTGCTCACGGTCGGGGACGTGCTCGGCCGGTTCCCGCTCCCGGACGATCCCCGCGCTGGCCCGATGCACCACAGCCCCCGCCTCCAATGGAGGACCTGGGTGCGTCTCGCGTTCGTCCAGGCCGGCGCGGACTGGCGCTCCTTGGAACGGCTCGAGGTGGAGGCGGGGAATCTCAAGGACTACGGGATCGTCCCCGTCCGTAACATCTATCGGGTCGTCGAGTGGGACGGGCCATCCGGCGCCGTCACAAGCGGAGGAGGTCCCTCTGCCGGAGGCCAGGCCATCGCAGACCCGCGCCACCAGAGCGGCTTCGAGAGTTGCCTCGGGGTCATGGATTGGGAGGAGACATCTGGAGCGATCTGCTCCCGCGGCCAGCCCACCAGCGGAAAGTTCTCCATCGCCGATCCCCGATCGAAAAACTGGGATCATGCCAAGTACAGAGTGACGGACTGGGACGAGTCCACAGGCACGGTGATCTCGGCGAGCACCACGGGCCAGGGAGCGTTCGCCCTCGCCGACCCACGCGTCAGGATCAAGTCCGACCGGACATCTGATCCCCGCGTGCCCGATGCAACGGAGCTCCCGAGCCCGACACAGAACGGCGCCTGGATCATCAGGGCCCTTGACGGGACCTGGCACCGACCGTTCACCACCCTGGAGCTGGCCGCGCTCCAGGGCCTCGTGGAGCCCAACGAGCACTTCGACCTGGACGGCAAAGCGCACAGCGCGTGGCGGGCGCGGATCGGCAACGCCGTCCCGGCCCCGGCTGCCCAGGCCATCGCCTCGGTGATCGGGCAGACCCTGCTGCTTGCATGGACCGGGCAGCGCCAACTGATCTCTGACACCCCGATCTGGGTGCGCCCGGTAGCGGTGGCCATGGCGGTAGACCTGTGACCCCGTCTTGTCACCCAATCTTCCCCCTGTTACACTCTGACCCATGGAGGCACCCCTAATGGAGCGATGGGTACTCGGAGTTGATCCTGCGACGAAGAGCGGGATCTCTGTACATCGCAGAGCCCGCAAGCCGATCTGGAGCGGGAGGATCCTCAAGACCGACTGGTATGCCGTTGAGCGGTTCCTTGCGGAGGGAGTGATCCTCTGGCGTGGGAAGTGGGTCAAGGTGGTGGACTGGCCCGAATGGGATCCGGAGGTCCACCAGCGGCTGCTGGTCCGCGAGGATCAGTACGTCGGCGAGCACATGAGCGCTGTGATCCCGGTGGTGGCCGCGGCGACCACGTGGGAGGTCCTGGCCGCGCGTCGTGGGTGGAGCGTCGTCAGGCGGCAACCGGCGCAGTGGCGGGTCTTGCAGCTCGGGCGGCAGACGGTCGGGATGAAGCGGAAGGATCTCAAGCGCCTGGCAAAGCAGATGGCGCAGGCAGAGTTCGGGCTCAAGGTAACGGACGATGAAGCGGAGGCGATCTACCTCGGGTGCGACGGGGTGACGCTCCAGAACCTGGAGGGACTTCTGGCGCGTGCCGGTGTCCCTGACGAGCTGTTGGAAAGGCTTCGACGAGGAGGAAGACTACGATGAAGGGTTTTACGAAGTACGGCGAGAAGGACGAGGTGGTAGGGCGCCTGCAGCGCTGCATGAACAACCTGGGCCTGGCGCCGGAGATCAATGTGGACGACGACTTCGGTCCGGCGACCCGGCGGGCGCTTCTGCTCACCCGGGAGGACCTGGTCCGCGAGACCCGGCTCTACGATCCCGAGCTAGTGATCATGGAGAATCTGGTGCGGCTGAAGCGGATGCTGGAGCAGGAGGCGGCAAGCAGACGCGCACGCGGCTCGTTCCCTCGGATCCCCAGGACCTATTCCGAGATCGGGGAGGTCTTCGGGACCTTCGATCCGACCCCGAAGCCGGGGGAGAAGGGCTGGGTCAAGCCCACGAACAAGAGCAAGGACTACCGGATCGTGAAGGCCGCGCTCCCCATCGTCGGGCAGAAGTGGGTCCACGAGAAGATCGTTCCAGTCCTGGTCCGCTTCCTCGAGGTGATCGAGGAGGAGTCCCTGGCCGACGACCTGCGGGACATCGGGACCTACGCCTGTCGCCACATCGGCCGGAACCCGAAGCGGCGGCTCTCGATCCACTCCTGGGGGATCGCCTTCGACGTCGACTCCAGCGAGAACCGCATGGGCAAGCGCGGGCTGATCAACCCACGGATCCGTATCATCGCGGAGGCCCTCGGGTTCCACTGGGGCGGGCGCTGGGGCATCTCCTCGAAGGACCGGAGGGCTTTCGGGCTCACGGCCAACCAACTCCTGAACCGCCGGAGCGGGTTCGGCGCGGGCAAGGACGACATGCACTTCGAGTACTACCTCGGCAACTCCAGCCAGCAGAAATAGCCTGCCAGTGTTTCCAATCCTGACAGCGCTGATTCTTTGGACGTGGGTTCCTGACGCTACGGCCCTGGAAATCTACACCTGCGCATTCGCAGCGGCCTACGACGTCGATTGCGACGAGGCCCTTGCTGTTGCTTGGATCGAAGGCAAGCACAGGCGCAATCCCACGAGCTCCCACCGTCCCGATCCATGGAGCCCCGATCATCCATGGCGGATTTGCGGGGCGTACCAAGTCACGGGGGGGCGGTACGGGCGCCCTGCTTGCGCTCTGATGGTCTCTTGGCTCTGGGTGGGTGCGTGGGCGGGCGTATCGTCAATCTCGTACTGGAGGGGCCGCTGCGCTCGTGCTTGGGCCTGTGGCTATCATGAGGGCAATTCAGGATGCCGCGTGGACGGGTGTTACTACATGCGCCGGATGAAGCGGCTGGCAAGACAGAGACCATGGGAGGGGACGCGATGTCGGAAGAGATGAGTTATCGGGAGATCCTGGACGAGATCCTGGCTTCGGAGCGCCTGGACGACCGGGCCCGCAGGCGTGCTCTTGTGCTCCATGAGCAGATGAGGCAGAATATAACCCTGGGTCTGGGCCAGATGGACTGGCTGAATGCGACGTTGAAGCGGGTGCGTAAGCCGATCCTGTGCCACTACCTCGAGGACGACGGCGGATGTTTGTTCAAGGGTCGAAACAGGTTTTTCAAGGACCGCGGGGATACGAACTGCAATCTGGTGGCGACCCCCAGGCAGTGCGAATTCTTCAGGGAGAAGAAGGGAGGTACCGGGGATGACGACGACGATTCGTGAGCGAGAGTACGAGGTGCGGCTGGTCCATGTTCAGACCGTGGAGTTCCGAGACGACGAAGGGAAGGTGCCGCTGGTGACGCGGCGCCCAGCGCACGACAGGGTGACCGGGGCAGGGAAGTCCGCCGTGGTAGCAAGGACCACAGTCAAGGCGGGTCGAAACATCGACGCCATGACGCGGGCGTTGGAGTGGGCAGACAAGCAGATGGGCGACCGATCCCTGCAGAAGATCAGCGCTGCATTCGTCCGCGATCCCGGGACCGAAAAGACAGGGGTTCGGATCCGAGCGGCGGCAGAGCGATTCGGGACGTTCCCCGCAGCGAGTGCTCCCGCCCCAGCGCCGGCAGCAGCTCCGAAGCGGACGCCAGCGCGGCGTCGGTCTCCCCCCAAGAAGCGGAAGAAGTAGCACCGCGACTCAACGAACCGTCGATTAATCCTTGACTTCATCTTTCGCCGTAGCGTAGAGTGCCCACAGGTTGACTGAGATCACCGAGGCGGCATGACCAATTACCCCGCACACGAGAGGTAGACGATGACGGGTCAGGAATTCAAAGCTGCGCTGCGGCAGGACCTCGGTGTATCCATGACGGAGTTCGCAAGGTTCATCGGACGGAACATCAATACGGTGAGCAGATGGTGCAGGGGGATCCACGAAGTCCCAGGGGAGGTGGAGACGCTCGTGCGCCTGCTGATCCAGTCTAAGGAGAAGCTGTCGGTGCGGAACCTTCAGCGCGTTGGGTTGGACATCCTCCTGGAGACGGCGAAGGGAGAGAGGCCCGCTGCCGTGGCGAAGGCGATGGGGAGACGGCGATGATGGTACGCGAGAGGCTCCTAGCGATCGGGCGTACCCACCTGGAGACAGCCGGGGAGCTGCCGATGTGGGTCACCTGGAATGTCGTGCTCGGCGCGGCGCTGCAGGAGAACCCCGAAGACACCATGCGTGCAGAGAACATCGCCTTGGAGGTCTACAAGGATGTCCTCGTCGAGGTGCATGGAGAAGCGGTGCGGGAGTACGTCGAAGACGCGTGGTGGCTCATGCACATCTTGATCACCGGGAACGAGGAAGCACTGGAGCATTTCCCCCTTGAGCGCATGATCCCATGGCGGGAGAAGCTTGGGCCTGCGTTCCCGACCGATACCGTAGCGAACGCGAAGTCGCAGAAGGACCATGGAACGGAAATTTGATGTCATTCACCGCGTGTCCGGGCGCAAGGCAGACGATGCCTGGGTTCTGATCCCGTCGAGGGACCAGGCCGCGTGGGTGGCTGCGCGGGTCTACGCATCGATCTGCGAACCCTCCCTGGCCCGAGAGCTGCGCAAGATTCTCCAGGAGACACACAAGAGCGGGATTGTCCTCGGGGAGCAGGGTCGCAAGAACGACCCCTACGTCCGGGGGGCCCGCCTGGCGCTGCGGATCTTCCTGGCAGCAATAGAGGCGATCCGGAACGGGCAGGGGGAGTTGATCGAGAGGGTCGCCAAGGGGATCCATGATCGGTTGGCCCCGAGGGATGCCGAGTCAGGCACTGGGGCCGACGCGGTGGACGACAAGCTCCTCGAGCGCATCCGGACACGACTGCGGGAGTTCGAGCCATGCGAGGTGATCTCCGTGGAGCACGTGGTCCGGATCGTTGGGGGGGAGCCGCTGGCCATCGATAGCATCCTGCAGGGCCTCGCCGACAGGCACGAGTTGGTGGAGCGGTTCGGCGAGTTGACGTACCGCAAACGATAAGGAGCATTCAGTGCACAACCGAGTCGAGATCCTGGGGCGCCTGGGCAAGGACCCCGAGACCAGAGAGACCCCCAAGGGCACCCCCTACTGCGTAGGGAGCGTGGTGTCGAACTACAAGGTGAAAAAAACTGGTACCGACGAGGCGACCTGGTTCCGCATTTCGGCATGGGGGCCCATCGGTCAGATCCTATTCGAGCGGGGCAAGAAGGGGATGCGTATATTCGTCACTGGTCGGCTGCGGCCCATGGAGTATGAGAACGAGCGCGGGTTTTTCCGCGGCTATGAGGTAATGGTTGAGGTATTACGTCTCCTGGATTAACCAACGGAGGAGGGTGAAATGTTCCACAGAGACACGAAGACGTGCGGGATCAAGGGGTTTGCGCTGGGGAGGCTGCACGAGAAGCCAGTCCTGACGATCAAGCTGCGAACCCACATCACCGAGGACGAGCTGGAGGACCTCGGGATGAATGGTGAGTCCCTGGGGGCGTTCGGCCAGAAGGTCACAGGCCCGAAGGCCTTGGCCACCCACTGGCTCTCCATCGGGGAGGCGATGAAGGAGTGGACGTTCAAGTTCTCCAGCCCTCTGGCGAAGCCGAAGATCGAGGTGACCGGAGCGACCGAGGACGACAGCGATGTCAACGTGAACTACTTCTTCTCCTTCGAGGTCACGACGGCCCTCGATGAGGAGAAGCACAGGGCCCCCCTCTGGGATCTGCTCTGCCACCACGGGATGACCGTGAGCATCGACTTCCAGGAGATGCGCACTGGCGACCTCTTCAATGACGGCAAAGGCGACGACGGCAAGGGCGACGATGCAGGCGCAGAGTAGACCCCCCATGGGTGAGTATCGAAAAAAACCCGTGCGGATCCTGCGGATGGATCGTCGTTGGAAGCGCCTGCGGCGGCAGCCCCATCCGGAGGATCGTCGGGTCCGGTCTATCATCCGAAACAGTCAGGACACTGGCTACACCTCGCATCAGATCGTGGACCGACTCAACCGGGCTGGCTTGTCCACTGTCCGGGGGCGGGTATGGAACGTCTCCAACCTCGGCCACTTCATGACGCAGTGGGGCCTGTCGGACGATTCAGGGAGGCGGGAGTTTCGGAAGGCGAAGCTACGGTCAGCAGCCATCGCTGGGGTTCTACGGAGGGTCCGTCCTGGGCGCGGGGAACCGTTCACCGCGGCGACGCTCCTGCCGCACCTCCGGGTGGAGGAGTGGCACCGGCACGCGTTCGATATTCCGAAGGGGGGCGACATCGGCCTGGACATCGTTGCCCGGGTCGAGGAGGTCCTGTTGCGGTACGTGAAGGATGGGCGGCTTGTGGTGGTCAGGCACGGTGTCTACGAGGTGAACTACGCGGAGAAGGGGAGGTGAAAAGTGAAAGACAGATCACAGATAGACAACGAATTGCGCGCCATAGCGAAGAGACTGGAGGGTAGGGTGCCGTGCGGGTGCGATTTCGACAAGTGGGACCCCGAGCGGTCCACTGGGCACACCCTAGAATGCCGCATTCATATGCTGGCAATCGGAGCATGGGCGCGGCGACCCAGTCCAGTCGTGAGGTGAAGGAGCCTGTGGTGGCCGTGGCTGCCGAGATTGACGGGAAGGGGAGGTGAGGGGTGAATATGGACCAGAGCGAATTGATGATCGATGCCTACCGAAAGGGCTGGAAGGCAGGCGTAGTCAGGGGCCTCACCGTCGCTGCCTGGGTCGTTGGCGCTGGCTTGATGCTGGTGACCCTAACCTCCTGCGCCCACCCCCCAGTACATCCCAGACCCCGTATCCATGGAGGTCTGGACGGACGCGCCCGGAGAGCCTGACCCGCTTGCCGAGTGCCACCGGGTGACGGGCGAAGGGGCGTGCGTGGTGATGAGTGCGCGGGCACTGGCGTGGTGGATGGCTAAGTGGGTTGCCTGCGAGGAGCGGCTTGAGGCCGGGGAGGGGGACTAATGCACCTGGACGTAAACGGAGAGCTGACCGTCAAGATCGATCACGGCAAGGTCTCATGGTCCCCTCCCGAGAGGAGCCTTGAGTCGGTGCTTGAGGACGTGTTCAGTCGTCGCGATGAACTGGAGGCCGCGTTGAAAGAGGAGCGGCTGTTCGAGCGCAACCTTGTAACGCTGTGGCGGACGCGGGGGGAGGAGTGATCGGCTATATCCCGATGCGTCTCGTGAGGTGGGAGGATATCCGGTGTACGGTCTCCTGTGCGCCGCACATGGAGGGGCCGATGGTGCCTGTCCCCGGCACGGCTGGGGTGATGCTGGTTTTCGAGACCGAGGCCGCCGCGCTGAAGCAGTATCCAGATTCTGAGATCGTCCAAATCCGCATAGGGGAGGTGGACCGATGAGCGAAAGCATAACCATCCACGCAACCGAGGGCATCCGGCATATGGCCGCACCCCTGGCAACCCCTGGCTGTGATGGGACGGCGCTCACCGATGGGTGACATCTGCCGACACTGCCGCTCGCAGGCCCGCTGGGACGCAACCAAGGGAGACACCAGGTGGCGCCCGATGACCCAGCGGAGCTGCTACAGGGAATACTACCAGGGCTCCGGCTACGAGGGTCCGGACGGGCTGATCTATGACGTCAACTGCCGCAACTTCCTGTCCGTCCAGACCTACGAGATGGAACGAAGGATGCGAGAGCGTGGATCGAGGTTCGCTCCCCCGGTATCCCAGGGGGACGCGGAGACAGCGCAGCGGGTCACGTCGCAAGTGAAGCGGATCTTCAAGACAGGCTTCTGCGTTGAGTGCGACGCCGACCTCGAGCAGCGTGCAGAGGACGACCTGGCGCCGATCACCAGGGATCTCTGCCAGGGCTGCCGGCAGAGCTTGTGGATCCCGGCCGACGTCGTTGCCTACGGGCTTCCGGAGGGGAGTCGGGTGTGGGTACGCGGGGGGAAGCAGGGGCGCCGCAAGGTCTGGAGAGTGCTGCCCGGCGTGGTCTACGGCTCCACCCTCATGAAGATCCGGGTCCGCCTGTTCACCTCGTGGCCAGGTGCGAGCAAGACCGCTCGGGACCGCGAGTACTCCAAGGACGAGCCTCGCTTCTACGAACGCCGTTCACTGCTCCAGCAGGACCTCTAGGCGTTGACCTTTATCATTTTGCCAGTGAGCGGATCGTACTCCCAATAGCTGTCGCAGAGATCCGGGGTGGGCAGGTCGGGGATGTCGATGTCGATCTTGGTGAGGAAGTCGATGAGCGCCTGCAGGAAGTGGATCAGGCCATCGAGATCCATGTCGGGGTCCGGATCGAACCGGAAGCATGGCTGCCCGAAGAGAGCAAGGAAGACGTTGATGATCCTGATCGGGGCCCCAATCATGTGGATGATGGTCATGTGCCGCTCGACCTCCGCCTCCACGTTCGATAGCGCGCACTGGCCAATGGCGATCAGGTCCTCGTCCTCGCGCTCCTGCCCCTTTTGGATAGCGTGTTCCGCGTCCTCGACTGCGCTATTGAGAGCGTAGAGGGTGTCGATCATTTCCTCCATCAGCAGGATCATGATTGAGATGAACCTCATCACCGAGAGCGGGAGGACCAGTGGTGGCAAGAGCTTCAGAAGCTCGGCCATCGCCAGAGCAAAGGCGACGAGGTCGTCGAATATCTTGAGCGGGTTCAACGTGATGATGGCTTCCGGGATGCCCTTGAGGACGGCGGCGGCAGCCTCCATTGCTGAAAGCATCTTCATGAATGGGATGAACGCGGCGAGCGCAGGGGACGCCTGCGAGATCGTGGACATAATCAAGTCGGTGGCACTTGCGAGCCTGGCGCTAATGATTGGGCCTACCTCGATCCCACCAGGGAGCGGGATGGTAAAATCGGAGAGGTCGAGCGCCTTGATTTCTACGCAGATGAACGCCATGACCTACCCCCCGCCTGGCAGAGCAGCGGCGATCCGCGTCCTGGCCACCTGGGGGTCCATCCCCGGGGGGATCTCTGTGACCACGATTGGACGGCCCCTGCGGACGGCCCTGGCGAGCTGCTGCATCGCTGCCCTGATGGACTCGGCAGGGATGTCCTCGGGCGCGTGGGCGACGATCACGTGGTGCCGTTCATGCAGGTACTCAGCGATCTGATTTGCGATCTTCGTGAACTCCTTGGGATCTACCCCGTCTCCGAGTGCGATTTTGGCGATTGTACCCATGGTCTATACCTCCGGGAGCGTCTTGCGGAAGAGGTCCTTCTCTACCTGGTTGGCGAGGTCGCCGATGGGGTCTCGCTTCGCGTGGGCGCGGATCGGGATCAGGTATTCGAGTGAGATCAGTCGCCGGCGGGTAGCGCAGAGGATGACGTGCCGTAGGATGTCGAGGCCGAGTTGGACTCGGTGTGCCATCTGCCGGAGGTCGGTGGGTGTGCATTGGGATAGGCTGGTGTATGAGGGGCCGCGCTGGAAGCGGTCGAAGGCGGCGAAGAGGTCCCGCACCAGGTCCTCGGCTCCGGGGGTCTCGGCGATGCGTTCTAGAAGCTTCTTGCGTTGGCTCCTGATCATGGGGTAATCCTATCCGCAGAGGTTGTTCGATGCAAGAGGAGGACTCAGTGAACGAGATGCTACCGATTCGCGGACTGACACAGATCCAGCCATGGGCGACGCTGATCGCCACCGAACAAAAGCCCATCGAGACCCGAACCAAGCGGTCCCACTTCCGGGGGTGGCTGCTGATCCACGCCGGGAAGAAGTGGGGGCCGGAGGAGGTGGCGGTCACTGGGAACCTCATCATCGCAGGCGCGGACCTCGACGAGCACCCACCCCTGGGGTTCGTCCTGGCTGTTGCACGCCTGGCCCGGTGCGCTCCGTTCATGGACACCCACGCGGAGATCCGGAGGGCCACCTCGGTGCGGATCCGAAATCACCACGGCATGGATTCGCCTTGCCTGGAGGCTCCCCTCCCCACGGACTTCAACTTCCGTGGATTGACGGGGGACACCCGAGTACCGATCCGGGGGCTCTGGAGTTGGCACCTGGAGGACGTGATCGCACTTCCCGATCCGATCCCGTGGGTGGGGTCGCAGGGCCTATGGGTTCCCAGGGGACCTGGTGTCCAGAATGTCGCTGGTCAACTCGCAGACCTGGCCCACCCCGCAGCGGGCGCATTCGCCGCCCTAAAATAAATCGACGCATCGTCGAACAAAAGGTTGACTCCCTGCGTCCACGCGGTAAAGTGGTCCCAGGTTGACGAGGATGAAAACCACGGGGAGGACACCATGACGGGAACCACGAAGACCACGAAGCGGACGGCGAAGCAGGCTTACAACGAGCACCGGGCAGCGATCCTGAAGATGCTCGCTGAGATCCTGGACGCGACCACCACCCAGCACCCCGCCAACAAGCAGGACTGCGACTGGGGCGACGTCGGAGACCTGCACCACCTGCGGGAGCAGCTCAAGGACCCCCGGGACATGCTCATGGGCGAGGGCGAGTACGGGGAGAAGGGCTGATCGATGGCAGGCTACGACGATGATCTCGACTACACCCCCACCGAGGAGTGGGCTGGTTGGCTCAAAGAGGATGACACCGGGCGGATTCGCTACAGCTCGGTCCACCTGATCAGCGACGATACCGACATGCCGGTGTGCGGAGCAGAGCCGCGCGGGGGCGTGGACTGGCTCGCCGAGTGCGACTCCGCTGGGTCGCGCTGCCAGAGGTGCCAGAAGGCTGCGGACAGGAAGAGGGGCTGAACGATGAAGCGACAGCTACCACAGATTCACGAGGACGGCGCAGGGAAGCGTACGGTGCGGTTTGCGAACGCCGGAGTTTCTTTTTGCCTGCCCGGTGGCGGGCACTCTCCCGCATATCTCCCGGAAGGGGTTGTGCGTATCCACTCCCACGACGAACATGATACGTATCTCTGGTCTCACGACGACTGCATGGTCTATGGCCAGGCCGTTGGAGCCGAAGTGGTATTTTTGGAGGACACCAATGGCTGAGGCAAGCAAGCAGGCGGTCGGTTACATTCGAGTCAGCACACAGGAGCAGGCGGAGTCGGGGCTGGGCATCGAGGCGCAGGAGCGGGCGATCCGATCCTACTGCGAGATGCGGGGGTTCGAATTGACGTACCTGATCCGGGACGAGGGCGTGAGCGCTGGCAAGCCCCTGGGGGACCGGCACGGGGGTGCCAAGGTGCAGCAAGTCGTCGGTGTCAGGGGGGGGGTCCTGAATGTCGTGGCCCTGAAGCTCGACCGGCTTTTCCGCAACGCTGGCGACGCCCTCCACGTGGTCGATATGTGGGAAAGCGACGGGGTCGCCCTCCACCTGGTGGATCAGGGCGGGTCGGCGATGGACACCAGCTCGGCGATGGGGCAGTTCATGTTCACGGTCCTGGCCGGGGTCGCTGAGATGGAGCGGAACCTCGGACGGGAGCGCACGACCGCTGCCCTGGGGGAGAAGCGGGCCAAGGGGGAGAAGACCGGGGGGACGGTGCCCTACGGGTTCGACGCGGTACCCGCTCGCGACGGGGCGATCGGCCTGGTCGAGAACGCGCAGGAGCAGGCGGTGATCAACCGGATGCACCGGCTGCGGAAGGAAGGGTTCCCTCTGGCCTCGATCGCCAACCGATTCAACCGAGATGCAGTCCCCACCAAGACCGGCGCCCGCTGGCACCCCGAGACTGTGCGGGGGATCCTAGCCAAGCACAACGATCGCTCTTGACAACCCAGCAGACCTCGGCTACCTTCAGTCTGTCTCGGAGTGACCTCCTCGGTCATCTTCGTTCAACCTCGCTGCTGTGCAGGCTTCAAAACCAGCGCAGCGGTGTGTCTGGATTCTATAGCCAGTGGATCTTTTCCTTGACACGCGTATCGACGTATCGTAGAACGGTCCACAGGTTGAACGGATGGTTGACGGGGGCGGTACCTTCACCAATTCATCCCACTACAGCAGGAGCGAACCATGGCAGGAAGCGTCAATAAGGCTACCATTGTTGGGAACCTTGGCAAGGACCCAGACCTCCGCAACATCCCCTCCGGAGCGGCGGTGTGCAACTTCTCGGTCGCCACTAACGAGCGATACAAGCAGGGCGACGAGTGGCAAAGCAAGACCGAGTGGCACAACATCGTGGTATGGGGCAAGCTCGCTGAGCGCTGCAACCAGTATCTCCAGAAGGGCAGCCTGGTCTATGTCGAGGGGAAGATGCAGACCCGGAAGTGGAAGGACCGCGATGACAATGACCGTTACACAAGCGAGGTCAACGCCTTCATCGTCGTCTTCCTCGACAAGCAGGGCGGCCGCGGACAGGGCGGTGGATCCCAGGACGGCGGTGGCGATGGCGAGGCCCCGGCTGGCAACTCCGGCGATGGCGGTGGAAGCAAAGATGACGAGAGCTTTCCCTTCTAGCCAATGATTACGCCCACTTGCATCGGCCCAGGCTTCCGGCTCTTCTGTCAGGACGTCTTCGAGTGGTTGCAGTGGGCTCCCGATGATCACTACGATTTGATCTTGACCGATCCCCCCTACGAGAGCATGGAGAAGCACCGAGCGAAGGGTACCACGACCCGGCTCAAGAACGGCGAGTGGTTCGACGTGATTTCGAACGAGCAGCTCGCCGAGGTTATCCTGCACCTCTACCGCATTTTGAAGCGGGACCGACACTGCTACGTCTTCTGCGACTGGGAGACTGGCTGGCGGTGCGTGGCCACGGCGGCCGAGGCGGCGGGCTTCACCGTCTGGACCCCGATCATCTGGGACAAGATGGTGATGGGGATGGGCTACCACTACCGATCCAGGTACGAGATGGTGATGTTCCTCGAGAAGGGAAAGCGGCGGATCGCGGACCTGGGGGAGCCCAACGTCCAGGCATGGAAGCGGGTGCGCGGTGGCTACCCCACGGAGAAGCCCGTCGGGTTCGGCGAGCTCCTGGTGCGCCAGAGCACGCAGGAGGGCGAGCTGGTCCTGGACCCGTTCATGGGGTCGGGTGCGTTCGGGGAGGCCGTGGTGCGGCAGGGCCGGCGCTTCCACGGGGTGGATGCGAAGGAGGGTGCGGTGCAGATGGCTGAGGGACGATTGCGGGAGGTGTGCGCGCCATGACCACCCCGACCCGCACGGTCAAAGACGTTGCCAGGGACCGGGCCCAAGCGTGGGTCACCGAGTTCGGGGCGCAGCTTGATCGAGCGTTCTACGAGGCAGGCGCGTACCAGAACGGTGAGCCCGGCGCATTCGTGGATGGGGATGTCCTAGCGAAGCGGCGCCGGTCAGTTGTGGAGATGGTCCTGGATCAGTTGGAGGGGAGCGAGATCGTGATCCCGCAGTGGTTGGGGCAGATCGCCTTGGCTACGGTCCAGGGTGAGGTTGACACGGTCCTCGAGCGGGAAGCTGGTCGCAAGACGTTGGTGAACCACGAGGACGATTGAGAGGAGGAGACGATGCCTGAAGGAAGCGAGTGGTGGAAGCATTCTTGGAACTGGATGCACGGTTGCACTCAGGTCTCGGACGGTTGCAAATTCTGTTACGCGAAGAAGATGGCCCATCGCCTACAGGGGCGCGTGGGGTATCCGCCCAAGCCCGACCAGTTCTCGGTGGTGATCGAGGAGGGGAAGATCCTTGCACCGCTCGATCGCAAGAAGCCCACGGTGTACTTCGCACCGAGCATGGGGGATCCCTTCCACCGGGACGTCCCCGACGCGGTGCTTCGTCGGGTCCTCGCGGTGATCGCCGCGTGCCCGCAGCACACGTTCATCATCCTCACGAAACGGATCCAGCGAGCTCGTGACTTCCTGAATTCGCTGGTGGACCAAGAACGGGAGATGCGGGAGCAATACGGCGATGTCCTCGGGATCTGCATGCACTGCGGTGGACTGGATTCGTGGTCTGCGGGGCTTCGCGAAGAGCAGCCCTGCTCGCATTCCTGCGGCGAGAGGATGAGACGCATCCGGTTCCCGCTCCCTAATCTCTGGCTCGGAACATCGGCGGAAAATGCAGCGACCCTGAATGAGCGGGGACGGTTCCTGAATGACACGGAGGTGGCTCACCGCGTCTTGTCGCTGGAGCCCTTGCTCAGAGAGATCGAGCCCGTGATCTTGGCGCACGCACTCTTCCCGAAGATCAACGTGCGCGGCGTCCGGACGGTGGGGCACCCGAGGGACAGCGAGTTCCGGCAAGCCCCGTCGATCGACTGGATCCTGGTGGGCGGAGAGACGGGGAGCCTGCGGCCGATAGAGCCCGGCTGGGTGCGAAGCATCCGGGAGGTCTGCGGGGCGGCCGGGGTCCCCATGTGGTTCAAGCAGTGGGGGAATGGGAAGGCCCCCGATGGTGAGGGGAAGGACACCCTCGACGGCAAGCGTATCCGCGAGGTCCCGGTGGGCCCCGCCTCGTTGATGGCTAAGTAAACATGAGGAGGTGCAAAGTGGCCAAGAATTTCGGAAAGCTGGTTGTGATGTTGGTACACAAGAGCGGCGCGCGGATCCCGGTGGAGCATCCGGATCTGGGAGGGAACACCCAGGACGCTGTGCGGTGGGCGCGGGAGCAGCCGGAGATCCCAGGCTTCGGCTACATCGTCCAACGGGACATGGCCCTGGTGGAGGTCGTCTCGACGATGTCAAACACCGCGACGGTGACCTCCCTGGGTGGTGGCGATGGGGACGAGGGGAACAACGGCGGCCCCGAGGAGCCAGAGGAACCCGAGGCGCCGCCTGAGACCGTCAGCGCCCCCATGAAGCCCCGGAAGGCTGACACTGCCAAGGACCCGGCCCCTGAGCCCGAGGCGCAGGTACCCCCCACCGCGGCTGCGAAGAAGCCCGGGTTGGACCTCGGCACGGAGCCTGGTCCCAGCGGCGACAGCAAGACCAAGGTCGACCCCCCCGACAGTCCCTTCTAGGCAATTCGACGACCCGTCGATCTTTTTTCTTGACAGCCTCCTCCTCCTATCGTAAAACGGTCCCAGGTTGACCGGAGGTATTGATGAAGCTCTACGTCCTGTACATCACCGAGTGCACGAGCTGCCCAAACTTCCAGCCCAATGGCGATGGGAGCGGTGGTGGCTACTGTCCGGTGACGCGGCGCCGGTGGGAATCGACTCCTGAGTTCGATGAGTTCCCCGACGACTGCACGCTGGACGAGATGGACTGATGCCGATGGTCGACAACAACCGCGGAGGCACCCGGCCGGGGCACCGCAACTACCCCACCCCCGCGCTGGGGGGATTGCTGGATCGCGGCGCTCCCCTGGTGCCCCACCTTTGGACGAACGACAACGGCCGCTGGCCGAGGAGGTAGACGATGGACAAGAAAGCAAAGGCCCCGGAGGGCGGGAGCCCCAACCCTGCATTCCAGCCGAGCCCGCGGAAGCGTCGCTGGCTGAAGAAGGTGGAGCGCCTGCGGGTGGTGAAACCCAAGGGCCACGTCTTCTACGGGACGGTCCGGCACCCCGAGAGCCAGGTCACCACAAGGGCGGTGCCGATCCCGGAGGCGAAGGCGATCGCCCGGGACACGACGCGCCAGCTCCACAACGGCGGGGCGGCCTCGGTCTTCCTCGGGGTGGAGCTGATCTGCTACTACGAGAAGGTCGGTGGAGCGGTGCAGTACCGGAAGCCCCCGAAGGCTGAGTCATGAACGGGAAGCAACTGCATCCGGTCGAGTTGATTATGGATGTCGAGGGAGTGGACCGCCCCACAGCAGAGCGGCTGATGGACGTTATCTCCGAGTTGCTGACCAAGGCTGAAGCCAATGGCGGGGCCCCTTACAACTGGACTGGTGCACAGATTCGCGCCGAGGCCAAGAAGCGGATTGGTATCGGTCCACCGGAGGCCACCGATGTCTGACCTCTTCAAACCAGAGCCCTGGTGGAAGAAGACGATCTGCGCATTCGACCTTGAGACCACTGGCCTCGACCTGGAGAAGGATCGGATCTGCCAGATCGCCGCGGTGAAGTTCAAGGGCGGGAAGGTCCTCTACCGGGCCTCTGCGTTGGTGAACCCAGGGATCCCGATTGAGGAGGAGGCCAGCGCGCACAACGGGATCACGGACGCTATGGTGGCAGGCAAGCCACCCCTCACGGAAGTCGCTCCCCGCTTCCTGGCCTTCCTCGAGAGCGCCGATGTGCTCTGCGGCCAGAACGTCTACGGCTACGACGTGCCGATGCTGGACAAGGAGTTGGCGGAGGACTGGCAGCGGGTTGTGGCGATCCGTCCGATCCTGGACACCTGGCCCTTGATCAAGCACGAGAAGATCTGCGGCTACTGGCCTGGGAAAGGGAGGCACAAGCTTCCGAACATCTGCACGAAGCTCGGGATCGATTGCAGCGACCTCCAGAACGTTGCCGACGACGGGAAGCCTCAGAAGGGGAGCGCCGACTGCGTCATGGTGGTTCGGGTCCTCTGGGATCTGTTGTATTCGAGGAAGTACGGGGGGATCGTCCAGGACTATCTGACCGCGGATGCGATGGAGGCCGAGCGCCGGCTCCGTGTCGACTTCGATCGCCATGACCGTGAGTTCAAGGAGTGGCTGGCGAAGCAGCCACCTAGAGAGGAGGGCTAGATGAACCGAACACACGACGCCACGATGATCCGCTTCATCCTCGCCTTCGGGATCCCCGCGGTGATCGTTGGTTGCTGGATCATGGTGGGACTGTGATGGTCAAGAACCCAGAAATCTACACGGTGTCTGCCGCACTCAGGAAGCCAGAGCACCCAGACGCGCTCTCCGTGGAGATCGTGGTCCGCGTCCGCGCTTGCGGGTTGGTGGACGCACTGGCGAAGGTCCACGCGGCAGCTCCGGAGTTGGTCCTCGAGGACGCCCGGGTCCGAACGATATCCTGCTCTGCCGGCAGGAACGCGGTCCTCGCTGCGGCCCGGGAGGTCCGGTCCAGGATCGTCGCCTGTGCCGGCTGCGGGGTAGGGTTTCACAGGGATGACCTGGTCGACGGGCTCTGCGACGACTGCCGGGACGCGATCCCCACCTCCTGACCTTGACGTCCCCCCGGTCCCGGCGCCTGCCACCCTTTCAAACTCCTTGAATCCAGGCTCCCGGCTGATACACTGACCTCGTAGAGAGGGCGGGGTGCTTCTCAGAGGGATCCTCCTTTCCTGGTTGTTGGCACTGCCTTCGGCGTGCCCCGCTCCTCCCTACCCCTTGTGTCCTCCGATCTCCATCGATACAATGAGCGCGACCAGGGAGGACAAAGATGTTCGATCTACTCGCACAGGCAGCCCCTGGTTGCCTTGTCGCGGGGAAGGGGGCACCGCCCCACCCCAAGCCAAAGAAGCCCACACGGGGGAAGCATCGTGGTCAGGGGTGTCCTCCCAAGGAGGATCAGCTCCCCAAGCAGAAGTGTCCGCGCCCCAGCATTATGAATTCTCCCTACGTGACCGGAGCGATCCATAGGCCATCGAATCCAGATTTAGTTCCCGGTGTGTGGGTGGATCCACTCAGCGGGAGACGATACCGGGAGGACCTCCGTGGTTGACGCAAACTCTGCGAGCGTGATACCCCTAGACTCCTGAGAGGGGGAGAACTGCCCATGAGCTTTATTGGACGCATTCCAACCGCCATCCAGGGATACCTGACAGAGCTTGCAGACCTGCCGAAGGAGGATCGCTACGTCGAGGGGCTCCGGCTCTTCTGGGAGGCCATCACCGGGCTGTTCTTCGACGACGCGAGCTTCGGCGAAGGCAAGGTCCCGGTGGTCCGCGGCAACAACCTGACCTTCGAGGATGTCACGGGTGGCGCATTCGGGGACATGACGAAGTCGGTCTACGACGCGAACGACGACGGGCGGGTGGACGCAGCGGACCATGCAACCACAGCAGCCAACGCCGACGACGCGGCCAAGTTGGGCGGCGCGTTGCCCGCCGCGTATGATCAATCGGGAGAGGCGGCGGCGGCCGTGGGAGCGCATGAGGGCACATACGCGCATGGCAACATCCCCACAGCGGGAGAGAAGGCAGCCCTTCCAGGCACATCAGGCACCCCCGGGGCGGGGAACAAGTACGTCACTGACGCAGATGCGAGGAACTCCGACGCCCGGACACCTGCGGTCCATGCGGGAACGCACGCCACGGGGCAACCGGACGCGATAGCAGCCGGCGACATCGGCGCAGCGACAGCGGCGCATACCCATGCGACCCTCCCCACCGCGGACGAGAAGGCAGCACTCGCCGGCACCAGCGGAAGCCCGGATGCAGCGAACAAATACGTCACCGACGCCGACGCCCGTAACTCCGACGCCCGGACACCGACGGCGCACGCTGGTACACACGCGACGGGGCAGCCTGATGCTATGGCACCGGGCGATATCGGGGCGTCCGCGGTGGGACACCACCACGACGGCGGAGACATCGACACGGCCGTTGCGAATGCCACGAACGCAGCGACGGCAGCCGCCGCCCCATGGGCCGGGATCACCGACAAGCCCTCCGTCCTAGGTGGGGTTTTGGTGTTCCGCCTGGCGGCGGGGCAGACGATTTCACACGACGTCGGGGTTCCGCTGGCACATGGGCAGTTCGTCCTCGACGCGGGGGGCTACGCGTCCGGGGCATGGACGTTCCGCATGGTGGGGTGGGTGTCAGGTCCTACGGCACCCCTCACGGCCCATGCACGGTTTTACAACCTCACAGACGGGGAGTACGTGACCGGCGCTGACGTGACCACTACGGCGACGAGCGCAACGCTGGCTACCTCTGGCGCGTTGACAGTAGGGGCCGCGGCCGGAAATCTCCAGGACACGGCGAAAATCTATGAGGGGCGTCTGGAGATCGAGAGCGGAGCCCAGGACATTGATACCGCCCACTTCGGTTCCGTCGAACTGGTGAGGAGTTGATCAATGGCAGATCGGCACATTGGTTTTGGACACCCCTTCGCCACGGCAGCGGCGGCATACGCGGCCTCTGGCGCAGGGGACACGTTGATTTACCACGCTACAGCGGGTGCCCCGACCAACTTCGACGAGCCACACACGCATATGCTACTGGATTGGCTGACAATCAAGCCAGCTCCCGGTGACGAGGGACTGATCACGGTCAGACCCAACGGTGCGCTTACGCAGATATGGACGATCGAATCCGATACGTCGCTTTTTCAGGGATTGAAGTTTGATCTTGGAGGCGAAACGGTCGAGTGGTATCTCACGATCCAGGCGTGTAACGATGGCGTTATCGACGACTGCGACTTCGCCGTTGCTACTGGCGATTATGGAATCCGTCGAGGTGTAGGAGTCGCTGATGGATGGGTTGCACAGGGGTGTACATTTACTTGTACCGGGACGGGCCATGGGATTTATCCGGGCAATGTTTTGATTAATTTCACCGCCAAAGATAGCACGTTCTTGCTGGAGTCGGGGCACGGGCTATACAGCTTTTATGAAACCACGCACTTAGCAGAGCGTTGTAGGTTCATTGGCGATGGCGTCAATCCCGGTAAAGGCATAACCACCCTGCGTAGTGGAACTGTCCGCAATTGTATTTTCGCCGGATTGAGCTATGGCATCGACGAGGATCGTTTCTGTAAGACTGGCGGGGTGCTCAACAATACGTTCTACAACTGTGTCAGAGGCGTGCAGCTTGGACCAGACGACGGCTTCAATGTTCTTGATAACAACGCTTTTGTCAATTGCGGTACTGGAATTTTCGGAGGCGGGGTAGGACACATACCTCCTCCCAATGCGCCCTCAAACAACCTGTTCTTCGACAACGGCGTTGACTCTGCTCTCTATACAGCGGCGGTCAACAGCCAGTTTGGGGATCCGCAGTTCATCGATGCCCCGAACAACGACTTCACTTTCTTACTAGGATCTCCCCTAATAGACAACGGGAGAAATCTAGCTGGAATAGTGGACGACGATATTGTAAAGACACCAAGACCCCAGGGTGCCGGCTGGGACATCGGTGCCCATGAATTACTACCGTGGCTTACCGTTGTGCGTCCTTATGTCTACAATCGAGCACGCGCTATCGTTACTGGTGTCTGTACTTCATGGGTAAGTACGAACGGCCCGGATCCAACTATGAGTGTCCATCCGGCAGCGCCGAATTCGGCCGACTACGAGGATTTCGTTGTCCTCAAGGCAGACTAGATAATGGCGACCTGGAAACAACCGCAGGGTTTGAGGCTGGCAGAGCGCCTGCGCGCCGTGGCTGATGGTCTGCGGGACGCTGCGCCGCTTCTGGTGGAGGCCCAGGTGAAAGCCTTCGAGAGCATGGCAGCCGCAGTCGAAGCGTCTGCGCGGTCCCGGGCCCAGGAGTTACACCATGGTCTGCGAGCCGATCTACCTGGTGCGGAGCTTTCAGCGATTGGGGTGGGACGTGGGGATCTTTCTAGTGCGGGAGATCTGAGGCGGGCTACTCGGTGGGTGTGGTTGGCTCTCCGCTCATCTTGAGGACCCACAGCCGGAGCTTCTCGCACCACGCCTTCTCGTCATCGGTTTTGGCCTCGTGGCACTGGAACTCGATCAGCTCACCTTGTGCCAGACATCCGATGAAAACCCCACCCCCGAAGGTGGGCCGCGGCTTCGGCATCCCGTCACCCTCCCCGTCGCTCTCCCAGTTGACCGTGATCGCAGGGGCGATCGTGATCTGCTGGCAGCCGTCCACCGCGTAGTCCTCCGCTATGGGCAGGGCCGCAGTGACCGAGCTGGCCAGACGGCTGTAGTCGATCGTTGCCTTGCACCCGCAGAGAGCCAGGGCTATGACCGCGAGCATCAGAATCCTTCCGTGTCTCATCCTCTACCTCCTTCGTTCGACGTTGCGACGACCACCTTGGCCGTCCGTCCGTGGTCTACCTGTAGACGATCCGGCGAGGAAATGCAAGCGCTGGTGGTGAAAAAATAAATCGACGTATCGTCGAAAAAAAGTGTTGACAAGGACGCAGGGTTTGCTATGATGTGGACATGAAGAAGGGAACAACAACCAGCAAGACCAACCCGGAGGACGCCATGAGAACAATCACAGTGAGAGCGCATTCGCAGACCGAGCTGAGCAACCGCCTCTGGATCGCCCATAACCGCGGCGGCAAGCTGGTCGGCAAAGAGATGCTGTCAGAGTCCCGCGTGAGCGTCGGCAGAGATGGCGGCTTAGCGATCGTTCAGGAGTGGAGCCAGCGCGTTGAGATGGCGGGCTAAAAGGCCCGTGAATTGATCGCCCGCCGGGGCAGCGCAGCAAGGGCGCTGGCTGTTTTGGCGAGCAAATAGGGGGACGAGATGAAGGCGACGATCAAGCAAATGAACGGACAGCCCACGATTACCGAGGCCACCGAGGCCGACCTCCGGGCGCTGATCGGCGATTGGGACGACCCCACGGCCTACGGCGACGCGGCTGGACGGATCTGTGCGTACCCCACGGCGGAGGCATACGACGACGACATGGACGGGGCCTACCCCGAGATCACCATCAGCGGCCCCGGCGCAGAGGCGCTGGCCTCGGACGCTGATATCGACATCGTTTGCTGGATGTAAGGAGGACGGGATGAGGAAAATCGGGGAAGTCCGCAACAGGCCCATGTTTAAAGTCGATAGGTTCGCCATCGAGATTTCACCCTGCTGGCCACGACGCGACGGGGGCACCAGCATACATATGGCTACCAGCGAGGAATACGGGGAGGCCACAGACCTTGCCCGTTTCCTGCGTGCGCTGCTGGTACGGCATGAGAACCAGGTGATGGCGACCGCGGCCATCGCCAAGGCCAAAGGAGAATGATCATGCAGAGCCAACCCAAGCACTCGCTCCATCGAGGTATGCGAGTGACGGTGACGATGGGTGACGGGCGCCTGGAGCCCAGTGCGGAGGACGACATCGAGCAGCGTCGCAGGCACCTCTAATGGATCGCCCCTACGACTCCCCGCCTGGCTACATCACAGCACCGGAGGCCCAGCGCCTCTATGGGGTGACCCAGCAGGCGGTCCAGTACATCGCGACTGTCCGCGGCTGGAAGGTGACCCTGACCCGCGGCAGAGCCCACGCCTTCGACCTAGACGATTTCTTCGACTGGCTCTACGAGTCCAGGGCTTGGGAGCGGGCGCAGCGGCAGGCAGACGACGGTGTTGAAAAACTGACCGCGTAATATTCCTGAAACGATAACTCAGCAGGCAGGCGGGACAACCCTCAGCACGTCAACCAGGTCTGCGACCTGAGCGAGCTTGTCCTTGGGGGTCTTCCCGATCAGGCCGGCCAGGACCTCCAGGTGGACCTCCCCCGATTCAACCCGCTTCTTGAACTGCTCCTGCATCATCGGAGTCACCTCGACGATGGTGGGCTGGTTCCCATCCCCGAGCCAGCTTTGGAGCATCCCCTCCACTGCCTCCTCCTTGGTGGCGTAGGAGTCATTCATCGGCGGCCCCTGCTCGGAGTCCCAGAAGCGGTCGACGAAGTCCACTGCCAGCAGATGCATGTTCTCCCTAGTCGCGGTCACGAAGATCCGGTCCCCCACCTGCGGGACGTGGAACGGGTCGTACTGGTCGGCGCTCCATTGGACGTGCTGCATCTCCTGCTTGGGATTGTCCTTCGCAGAGATGATGAACGGGGTCACGCCGTCCCTGGAGTTCCAGATCCGCTCGTAGTTGGATCCACGGTTCGGGTTGGGCGCGTACCACATGAGGCAGAAGGCCTCTGCCTGGACGTGTCCGAATTGCTGTGCTGCTGACATGGTTCCTCCTCAATGGCACTCGCAGTGCCCGCCGTTGTACGCGTACGGTCCACCCGGTCCGGGTGGGTCCTTCTCTGTGTACTGCGCGGGGTCGGAGGCAAGGTACCTCCACTTCTGGACCTCGGCCCGCACCTCGTCGGGGATCCCTTCCATGAATTCCACAGACGCCTCGGGTAGACAGCCCGAGCCATTGCAGAGGGCATTCAGGATTCGGGGGAAGATGGCGCGTAGGCGTCGGAGATCCATGAGCCAGGAGCGGAGCTGCTCGTGGTCCGCAGCGCAGTCCCTGCCCTTCGTCGCGACCTCGCCGCAGTGCAGGATCGCCTCGTCGAGTTGCCTGATCTCACTCATCGTCCACCTTCCTTGAGCGCGTCCCGCGCCGGGTTGTCGTCGCATGCCTCGTCGCCGAGCCCAGGCAGCGAGACGAGTTGATTCCCGCAGTAGGCTTGTTTGAGCATGAACGGCACACGGTCGTCGCGGCATGCTCGTTGGATATCGTTGGCCCACTCCCATTCCATGGGCCTGTGACCGGGGCCGCTCTCCGCGCCGGCGACAACCCAATCAAGGCGGTCCATGCCCACATCGCCGACACCCTGCCCGATGTCGATGTCGAGGTCCACCGGCCCGAGCATGGGTTCGATGCTGGCCCACTTCCCGGCGCCCCCCGTCACGGACACCAACGCGGGGATCCGTTCATCGGCCGTGGCCTGGTCTTCGACGGACACCCCGAGCCAGACGTTGTCGGGCCAGACGACGCCATGCAGCGCGGAGAAGAAGGCCATGTGGCGGGCGCGCTTGGTCAAGAGAAGAAACTGATGCTGCGGCGCCTGTCCCATCGTATCGAGGATGGCGTACCGTGCCACGTTCGGAAGCGACGGGTGAAACAGGTCCCCCATGAATCCCACCGCGATCACCGCGGGCTTCTTCCTCCGCAGTGGTTGGTCGAGCCGGTCCGGGTGGAACGTCGGTCGGAACGGCTCGTCCTTGTCGTAGCCAACACGGCCTGCCAGTCGCGTCGCCATGCGGCGGGCCCAGCAGTGGTCACACCCTGCGGAGACGTGAGAGCATCCCGAGTTTGGATTCCATGTGAAGTCGCAGTATTCTATGCCGGTGCGGTTCATTCGGGGTCTCCTGATTTTGCTTCACGCGCCCAGTCCAGATACTTATCCATCTCGGCAGCCCACCGCCGCAGTTGCCCCGGCATGTGTCCGACTCCATTCATGGGTGGATGCTGGATCCGGCGCTGCAACGCTTGGGTGATCTGCCAGTAATTCAGTCGTCCAGGCGCGGCCGTGAGATCCAGTCCCAGGGCATCGCGGATAGGCAACTCCAACTCTCCGATCCGGTTCCGTACATCATCTTGCACTTGCTTGGATGCCTGAAGTTGAGCATCGCGGATTTCTTTCATGACATACGCAGGGGCCTTCTCCCGGATCAACACCTGTAGGTCGTCTTCCGTGAGGTCCTTGCCTGCGTATCGGTAGCTACGGGCGAGCTCCTCAATCGCCTTCGCCTGGTGCCGCAGGAGCGCCGTCGCCCAAGCGAGAGGGATCTCCGTCCGATCCTCGTGGCGCTGCTGTGCCCGCTTCACCGTCCTGAGCTTCGCCCCGTTCTTGGTCATCACGATCAGGCCACAGGCCTCGGGGATCTCATCGTCTCTGACGAGCCCGTGGGGTGTGACGAAGTAGAACTCGTTGGCGAGCTTCATGGCCGTCTGGCGCTTCGCCGGATTCTGGAGCTCCCGTGCGAAGTCGCCCCTGGACGCCTTGACCTCGTAGATGATGACCTGGCGCTGGTTGGAATCCCAACAGCCCAGTGCGACGGCGTCGAAGGACCGGCCAGACCAGTACGACGATCCGGTGGCAGACGGCACTTCCTCGACGTAGATCCATGCCCCGTCCTTCTGCGAATGCTTCTGCCGCAGGAGGTTGAGGAGTTGCGACGTGGTTTCGATGGCGCTCACTGGCTGGCCTTGGCCTCGTCGTACACATCAATCACCCGCTCGATGCAGTAGCAGGCCCAGATGAAGTGGTGTGTGTACTGTCGGAAGCTCGGCCAATCGCAGGCCTCGGGGAAGATGTTGCCATGGCCCCCGCACTCACCCCCGTACAGCGCGGCGCACGCTGCGTGCTCGCCGTCGAACCGAGCACTGAGCACGTCGTCGTTGACGGCGGCAACCAAGTCAGCCTGCTCCTCTTCTGTGAGATCGTCGTGCTCGTCCAGGTACTCCTTGGTCCACTCCTCGACGCACTCCTTGAAGTAGTCCGGGTCGAACTCGTCGACGCCGGCCGTCTTACACTGGGCAACGACCTTCTCAGCCCAGTAGTTCCAACTGATCCTGCCCGGTTCGTCATCCTCACGACGCCGATGGAACGTGAACATGTCCTCAGTCCGCGAGAAGACGTAGCAGCCCATGTCCCCCGAGATAGCGATGTGTCCAGGCCAAGTCGTCACCTGGACGCCCATGCATCCGGTCCCGGGTTTTCTGTACGACATACAGCGGTGGACGCCTTCGTCGTGGGTGACGGTCAGGACGTGGTCTGCTGTGTCCTTGTCGAATTGCTCCAGGATTCCTTGCGTGTCCATTACAGCACCCCCGATTTGATCAGACTGACCAGGACCGCAACGACTGCGACGACGACCGCGATGCACGCCGCCTCGATGCGTCCCCTGTCCAGTCCTCGATAGTAGTTACGGGCCTCGCCCTCGGTATCGTGCGTCCTGCCCTCTCTGGCCATGTCCATGTGCAGCCTACGGGTCACCCGTTCCATGTCAGGCATCAGTCCACCTCCCGCATGGCGTCTCGCAGCTCCAGAGTCGCCAGTGCGTACTCCAGGGGGGCGAGGTCCATGTCCACCAAGTGCCACGCGGCCGCGGTGAGCTGGAAGACCACCCGCACGGGGAGCGGCCCCTTCACGCGCCCCGCTGCGTAGCCCACCTGACGGGCACCTCTGCGAAAGTCCTGGACGAGGCTGCGAGCTGCTCGGATCATCTGCATGGTCATCCTCCGGTTCGTTGTTTGAGGCTCTGGGGCTCCCTATCATTTAACTCGTCTATCATGTCGTCGAGCACCCCGGCCATGAAGCCGCAGCGTGTCTTGTCTGCTCCCCACGACGCGCCGGCCATCGCCTCTGCCTGGAAGTCCACGGCGATCACGAGGACGCCGTCGCAGCCGTAGTGGCGGGCCAGGCGCTTGCAGTCTTTCGGGGCAGGGGGCTTCATGGCCACACAGTGTGCCCCAGGCGTGAGAGCCTGTTTTCCTGGGCCACCGTCAGGAACGCCTTGGATTCATGCGCCCAGTCGTACCCACCTGGCATGCTCTCCGGTGGACCGTAGACGCGGACCCAGCCTGCCTTCTCGACATCGCCGACGCGCCTTTTCAGGAGCCACCGAATCAGCCTGTCATGGTTCTCGGGAGCGCATCCATGCCAGGTATCTGGTCTGCCGCAAAGTCCACAGACTCAATCAGGCGCTCCATCATGGACACCAGACTGCCCTCGGTACATGCCTGCCGAATCCTGTCAGCGAAGAAATCCAAGAAGTTTCTGCGCACCTTCATTTGCGCACCTTTCTGGATCGCTGCCGTCATTCTGATCGTTACTTCGAGTGTCTTATTCATGTCTTGTTTTCCTCCCAGGCCTCTGCCTGGACGTGTCCGAGTTGCTGTGCTACTGACATCGCTTACCTCCTCTTCATCATCGCCGATCCAACCAGGGCGCCAACGAGAGCCCCCCAACCAGGCAGAGCGCCAACCACCCCCATCGCTGCGCAAGAGGCCCACACGAAGGCGTGAACGCAGCCCTCGGGCCAGGTCATCGCAGGTTCGTCGCGCCGACCTTGCGGAGCCGCTCGAAGAGGTAGTGGGTCTCTTCGTCCTTGAGCAACGGGTGCGCGGCCTCCGAGTCCTCCGGCTTGTTGTCCTCGAGGAAGACGGCCAACTCTATGATCGCGCGTTCCTCATCATGGAGGGCGAGTCTGTCATCGGCGTACTTCTTCTCGCGCTCAACGAGATTGGCACGGAGTGCGATCGCTGACCGTACTCGTTCTGTAAACTCCCTTTGTACTGTGTCGATAATCGACTGCTTCATCTCTGTCCTCCGCTGTTGGTTTGTTTATGTAACGGCTCCAACCACTGGAACCTGCGATCGTTCGCCGGCAGTACCCCCTCGCCAGGCCCGAGCACGAATACCCGCAAGCCGACCTTCACGGCCGTCTCGATCATGTGCTTGGTCCCCCGGCTCTCACCGTCCCACACGGCGATCAGCGCGTCCGCTGCGGCTGCCATCTCCAGATTGCGGATCGGCCCCGCCGACAGGCCGTGCTTGTCCCAATCAGCGGGGAACGTCCTCACCTGGATGTGACGGCTGTACGCCACCGACTCCCCGAGCTGATCGACGCCCTGGGCCCCTCCGGAGAAGACCTCCGAGATCTCGAATCCCGCGAGGTCCACCGCAGCTCGGACGAGGGCGATGTCCTTGATCCCGCGGCTGCCGGCGATGATAGTCCTCATGGGGCCGTCTCCTGCTCCGCAATGAAGAAGGGGGCAGGGGCCATCGCATACGTCGCAGGGTCCGCACTCGGACAAATCTACATCGAAAGGGGCGGAGCTCTGCACGAATTTCATGATCTGGTCTCGGTGATCGTCCTTGATCAGTATGCGGATCTCGATAGCGTCTAAGAAAATGGCACCACTTGGGGGATAGATACGCCACTCTGGCCAACTGCACCACTTGTAGACGCTATCGTACTCATCTACACAACAGTAGCATTCCCGAGCGTCCCCTTTGCCACGACTCTTCAGATACAGGACTCTTGTGTTCATTTCACACCTCCCAGTCAGCTATCGCCGGCCGACGTCTGTATTGCATCCAGGATCATCCGCTCCGCGGTCATGTCCGACTCGCCTGCAAGCGCCTCAAGGAACCGCTCCGCCTGCGACGGCGAGAGCAGGCCGCCTGGGGCCAGGGACTCCCAGTCGTCGCTGCCAGCCAGCTCGACGCCGACGGTGGCGCCGTGGAGGTATCCCTGGGCGCGGTACGGGCCTGCCCCGTCCGAGTCCATCTCCACGAACGTGGTCAGCGTCCCACCAAAGAGGATCCGCAACCGCTGCCGGAACGTCAGGCGCCGCGGGCGCAGCCGCAGGTAGTACGGGTTCACCGGCCCGGTCCGGACCTTCACCTTGCTGGTCTCGGTCTCCATCAGGGCACCTCCATCCAAGTCACAGGGAACGCCCCAGGCTGCCTCGAAGGCGTCTACCTTACGGCGAAGGCCGAAGTTGTACGCCCACCTGGCCGCGCCGGCATGACGCAACAGCGCGGTCCGCTGCCGGTCGTTGGGGTCCAGTTCGGTCTTGTAGGCGCGGTGGATCACTTGGCCGCCTTCTTTTTCTGCCTGCGTGGCCGGTTCCAATATGGAGATCGGCATTTCGGACAAGCAAGCACGGTAGACTTGCGGGGGATCCAGACGTGTCCGCATCGCAGGCACGTCAACTTCTGTGGGATTTTTACTTTCGTCATTTCGTCCTCCACGTCATAACCATAGGGTACGGCGTATCTTTGTCAAGCGGAAAAAGCAAACGGGAAAAAAGATCGACGGGTCGTCGAATTGTCTTGACCTGCCCATCTGCCTGCGGCATGCTGACCCCAGGATGAATGACCGCCCCCATGGGCACAACGAGGAGGAACCATGGCAGATAACGAGAACCCAACTGTCAACGATCTCTTGGCACTTGCCGAGGATTTCAACGAGATCATCAACGCGGTTGCCGATAAGGGCGGCGACCCGATCGGGTCGTTCTCTGTCTCTCCCAGCGGGTGGGGACCGGGATCTGTGACATTCGACTCCTGGGGACCTTCCTGGAACGACGACTGCGACGAGCGCGCCCAGGTGGACCCCCAGCGACGAGAGCGACGATCCCGATCTCGTATCCCTCAGCGTGCACATGATCGGGGAGATGGAGCAGCTCGGGGAAGCGGTTCTGGAGTTCGTGAGGCAGGCGCGTCACCCCAAACTCGGCGCCTGCGAGACCTGCATGCACTACGTGAGCGGTACCGGCACCTGGGGGCACTGCCCGAAGAAGGACGAGCGCAGACAGGACGGGGACTGGTGCGAGGACTGGGATGACGGGATCCGAAGCGCCTCAGACGAACAGGGAAAAGAGGAAGCCCCGCATCCACCGTACCCGATCCCTGGGCTACCGCAGTCGATGCTCAAGGGCCGTGCCACCGTCGTCGAGGAGATCCTGGCCATCCGCAAGCGCAACACCATCCCGCCGACCGACACCGAGGTCCGGACCATGATGGACCACTGCGAGCACGTCGCAGAGGAACGGATGGGCGTCTGTGAACAGGCATGCGCCGAGGATCACATGCGGATCTACCGCGCGCTACAGGAATTGCTGGACCTGCGCACTCTCAGCCGCGGAGGTGCCCCATGAATGAACGCCCTCCCATCGTCAGCATCGGGGCCGGAGACCTCAACAGGGTCCATTGCCAGCGGATCGGACGCGAAGACTTCATCTTCCGCCGGTACCCAACCCCCGCCGATCTCAAGCGCGCAGAGAACGATAACAAGCTCGTGGTCACGATCGTCGAAGACCGACTCCCCAGGGTCCGGACCACCGAGGAGACCCGCGCCTTTGTCGATGGCTTCCTTGGTGCCCTTGGCCTTGAGCGATCCGACTACCACGTCCTTGTGTGGGTCCACGGCATGAGCGAGGAGGAGGGCAGAGAACGCTGGGTTGCGGAGGTCCTTCGGCAGCGGTATATCCCGTTCAGCGTCCAGGCAGGGACCATACCAGGCGCAGGACCGATCCCCAACTGTGAGGAGGTGCCCAATGGCTGAGTGGATGATCATCGCTCTCTGGATCTACATGGTCGGGTTCCTCTTGGTTGGGATCGGAGTATCCGCCAAAGGCCATCGGCATGGCGACGGGGACCACGTTATTATGCTCACTACGCTGGAGGTTGCGGGCCTCTGGCCGCTCCTCATCATCGCTCTGGCGTTGTACTGGGCCGGGTGGCTGCTGGCCTCGTTCCTCGATCGCCGTGGCACGGGGACCCCATGAAGACCCCTCCCACCATCCGCGAGGCCCAGTGCCCGCGCTGCAAGCAATGGTCCCCGATCGCCTGGGACGACGCGATCCCCCCAGGCGGCTGGTGGTGGAAGGACTCTGCCGGCTGCCCCGAGTGCGGATACCCTGCCCTGGTCGAGAGCGAGTGCGAGACGCGGGAGGTCCCGATCCCGTGTCCACACCCGGAGCTGCCGTTCGATTCCTGACCAGCGCAGCGTGCCCGCTTCCGAGAGGCAGCGATCCAATTCAAGATGGCTATCGTCGACGACATCGGTCCACCGCCCAGATGGATCGCCGGGTTGTGGGAGAAGTTCTTGCGGCTGTTCAGCCAGAAGGAAGGCATCGAGGTAAGTTGTGGAGCCGTCACGAGGAGCAGCGGACCTGGGCTCGTGGAATACCTCACTCACGACGGGCCTCTCGACCCGACCCACGTCGGGATCGACTGGGCAGAGG